CATTGCAGATAAGAAGCCAGACGTTATTGTACATATCGGCGATCACTTTGATATGCACTCTTTGTCAAGCTACGACAAGGGAACAAAAGGTTTTGAGGGTCGGCGTGTCAAGGCTGATTTGGAAGCTGGTCACGAAGGGATGCGGCTGCTTGTTGATTGCTGGAAAGACATTGAGGGTTATTCACCACGAATGATCTTCTGTGTTGGCAACCACGATGAAAGGCTAGATCGTTTGGTAAAATACCAACCAGAGCTTGACGGTATCTTTGGTGTCAAAGAGCTTAACCTTGAACAATATGGTTGGGAAGTGATTGACTACCTAAAGCCTGTAGAGGTTGAAGGAATTTTCTTCTGCCATTTCCTTGCCAACCCGATGAGTGGTAAGCCTTATGCTGGTAGTGCAATGAACATCCTCAAAACGGTTGGTAGGAGTTTTGTTGTAGGTCATCGTCAGGTTTTGGATGTTGCAATTCGACCAACCGTAGATGGCAAGCAGCAGATTGGGATTGTGAATGGTGCGGCATATAACCACTTCGAGGATTACAAAGGTTATGTTGGCAACAACCACTTTCGTGGTCTGACAATGCTACATGAGGTGAGTGATGGTTTTGGTTTGCCCATGTTTGTTAGCATGAGCTATCTTGGTAAGAAATATGGAGTGTTGAAATGACAATCGATGTTAGTAAGTTGAAGAAGGGTGATCGGTATCGGACAAAAGAGGAGGGTTGGTTGGCTGTCGATCATGTGGAAGATAGCCCAACACTTACAGGTTGTTTTCGGGTTTTTGACAGTAATATGGAGTGGATAGATTACTCTCGCAGTGGTGTTTCTGCCGGACATAGCGTATTCAATATTCTCGAAGTGGATACTGCCACACCAACATCAGCCCCAATCAAGTCCGATGGTGGCTCTAGTTCCTACTACACCTTCCCACAAGAGTTATTCGACAAGATTGTTGAGCGTGGTCATGTGGAAACAGAGGACATTATCAAATATGGCTTTGGTAATGACTTCGACTTCGGCAACATCCTCAAAAGCTTGAAGCGTCTGTACGAGCTACAACGTGGTGGCGGTAAGGAAGGCAACACAGAGCAATACGAAGTGAATAAGATTATTTATTCATTAAATAAAATCAACGGCAACAAGGTTACAAAATAGCCAATCAGACAAACAATGGTATCACAATTGTGGCAGAATGGCATTTTTAGATTGACATCTAGTGTCATTCTGTTACACTAACTGCCAGACAGAGAGGAATCATTCATGCAAGACACTCAACAAGACACCATGCCACAATCCGAATCAGGATACACACTGGAAGATTTCCAGAATGATGTGCTGTTCTTCAATACGGCATGTGGTTGGAAAGCCCCGATAACACCAGAAGAATATGTCCAACAGCTTCGTAAGCAAGCCAAGATTGTTCAAGAAGAATCGGATGAGCTTCTTCGGGCAATGATCACACAAGACCATGTTGAGACATTGGATGGTTTCATTGATGTGATGTACACATTTGAGCATTTCAATACGATCCTCAAGAGTGGTGCTGAACAAGGCTTTGACTCTGCATTTCCATATGAGATTGGGGTGTGGATGGAGAGCTTGAGCTATGTTGACAAAGCAGAGCTTATGTTCTATCCGTCTGTAATTATTGCTGCTGCTGAACGTGTTGCCGTGAACAACAACAGCAAATTTAGCAACTCAAAAGAGCAAGCAGAGCGATGGAAACTGGCAATACCTGAGCATACCCTGTCAGAGGTCGATGTGTATGGAATTACATATTATTGCTTGCGTGATGCGAACGGTAAGGTGAAGAAGCATTGTGATTATGTTCCTGTTGATCTTTCAGACTTGGCTCTGGAAAACCTGAAAATGATTGCTGCTGAAATTGCTGAGGTGAATGATGGACTCCAATAAAATCTCAGTGGGCGATTTTAATGTAGATTCCTTGAAGGAAGATGTAGTAATTGTTTTGAAGTATGGTAATACCAATACGGTAAGTTGGGGCAGCTTAAAAGATATCCAACGGTATGCCTTTGGTATGGAGATGCCAATTGAGGATGTCTTAAAGGAGCGTTTTGCTGAGTTGCTCAGTGTATTGGCAGAGGATTGTGTGGGGATTTTTGATGATCACAGTTGAGGGAAAATCTGGCATTAAAGCCACTGTTTTAGCGCACAGCGTTAATGCCCACACAAGCAAAGAGCTTCTAACATTTGAGCTTGAGTACCCAAGAATCATCTTGGCTGAGCTTAACACCCACTGTATGCTGCCAAAGAACAGCATGTCTAGTAGGGCTGTTCCAAGCAAGAAGATGGTTGAGCAGGTGAGGACAAATCCTGCAATGCCTGTGAGGTTTGGTAAGAATCAAGCAGGTATGTCTGACACGGGTGTTGAGCATGTGGGCAATGGTAGAGAGCTTTGGAAGATCGCATCAGAAACAATGGCTCGGGTTTCTGAGATGTTTGCTGATCTAGGTTATCACAAACAAATTGGAAACCGAATCATTGAGCCATTCCAGATGATGAAAACGGTTGTCAGTGGTACGGAGTGGAACAATTTCTTCCATTTACGACATGACAAAGATGCTGACCCAACCTTTGAAGAACTCGCTAGAGTGATGTTTGAAGCCAAGTCTGCAAGTACACCCCGCAAGCTGTTCTCAGGGCAATGGCATGTTCCGTATTTTAAAGACGGATATTGGGATGAAACCTGTGAAGAAAGTTTGGATGTTGCATTGGCTGTTTCATCCTCTTGTTCTGCACAAGTTAGTTATCGGATGCTTGATCCGTCGCTAACCAAAGCTGCTGATGTGTGGGAGAAGTTGACGAAGGGTGACAAGGTTCATGCCAGTCCGTTCCAACATCAGGCAACACCAATTGATTATGATGAGTTTGATCAAAGCTTCTCTTGTTGTTGGCCTGATGGTATTACACACATGTCCCGCGATGGTTGTTTGTGGTCGGCACAATTCAAAGAATGGATTATGCATCGTCAGTTGATTGATGGTCATGTGGTGGAGGGGTAGTATGAATTACAAACCGGAAGATATGGTTGTGACCATTACACTACCAGACGGAACAAAGCATGTTGTTGCTGGTTGGGCTGACCCTTACCAAAACACAATGTGGCCTGAAAAACCTTACCGAACAGAGGTGTCCGGCACTTGGAATGTTGAGTTATACAAGGAAGAAGAAGATGAGCAAGAAGGTTGATATGCCAGTGTATGTGAGCTTTGCTGACTTGGAGTTGGTGAAGCCACTGGTTGATACGGAGGGCGTTGAATACGTTCTTCATCATGTGTTTGGGTTTGACAATGAACGTGTCCTACCCAATGACTATTTAGATGGTCAGTTGTTGAGTGAGGGCGGGAATTTCTTCCATGTTGCTCATCAACACCATCGTAGTCGGCAAGGAAAGATTGTAGAAGGGGATAGGTATTGGGGTTGGGAGCGTTCAGACAATGAATGGCTCAAAAGCAACATCTGTTCTGATGAGATGAAGTTGTTGTCCAAAGGTGATCAGTCTTTGGTTGATGAGGTGATGGCATTGAGTAAACGTGCGGGATGGGTGGGATGATGAGTAAAAAGAAGGTTGTTGTGAAGGTTGATGTCAAGCTACTGGGGGAGCGGATGCAATCATACCTTGATCAAAACATCAGGGGTTTCGGGTTTGAAACATTGGATCAACAAGAAGGGGTGTACTCCGATCTGTACCGCTGTCTCGAAAGTCACATCATGAGTTATGTGGACATTGAGGTGGTTGATGATTGACGTAAGCAAGCTCCGCATCAAGGTGCGTGATACTGAGATGGAGGCTGAGTTTGTCAAATGGTTGACAGACAATGCTCGTAATTTTGAGAGTGAGCAAGATGCGGTTGATGAAATGAATTATTGGGTTAATAATAATGTTGGGCGGTTTATGGAAGTGGTGGTAGAGTGAGTGCACGTAAGATTACAGACGACTACTTAGGATATGAATTTGCATATCCTGAAATTTTAGAGATTTCAGATAGGCAATTAAAGGACAACTTCTGGCACTCATCGGAATACGATGTGAGTTTGGATAAGCTGGAATTGCGGTATGATCTTGATGCTGGTGAACAACACTTTGTCCTAAAAACACTCCCCCTGTTCCTTCGGTACGAAATGTTTGTTGGTTCGTTCTGGACAGATGTGTACCCAAAGCTGTTTAAAGCTCCAGAGTGTCAAGAGCTTGCTTCTGTTATCAATATGGTTGAGCGGGCAATTCATAGTCGATTCTATCGGCAAATGAGTGAAGCTCTTGAGTTGGACAATGATACACACTTTCTTGACTTCTTGAATCACCCAGAACTCAAGAGTCGTACAGAGAAGTTGGGCAAGTGGTTGCATGGTGATGATCCTATCAACACCTGTCTTGCTTACAGTGCTGTTGAGGGTGTATTTTTGTTTGCCAATTTCTTGGGGCTTCGTAGCTTCCAGATGAATGGAAACAACAAGATTCCTGTGGTCGTGCGCGGCACAATTCAATCCTCAATTGATGAGGATCTGCACTCTGTTGCACTGACAACCTCAATCAACATCATGTATCGAGAGCTTGGCACATCCCTGCTTGAGGATACTGAGCGATATGCAGGTTTCTTGGAGTTGCTTGCTGATGGTTATGTGCATGAGTGCTTGATTATTGATAGCACTGTACCAGAGGGTGGCTTGAACGGAATCACTCGTGATGAATACAAAGACTACGTTGCGCACCGGATCAATCTGCTACTTGCTCGATATGGTTGCGATAAGCTATTCCCAGAGGTAAGTAGTAGAATCGGCACTGAGTTTGAGGGTGGCATCAAAGGCTTTAAGATGGTTGATTTCTTCACTTCTGGAACTGGAAGTGAGTACCAAGACGACACAGGTGCTTTTGAGTTTGAACAAGCAATATTGAGAATGGAGAGTGTGGATGGTTAATGCGGTAGAGAATGCCCTGTCTGTAGAGCGTAAAGCTCTACAAGCGGCAGGTGAAGTTCCTGAGTGGTACACAACAGGTGGTTGGCAGTTATTCAAAAACAAATACAGCTATCATGGTGAGTCGGTAAAGAGTCGGTTCAAAACTATTGCCGATAGCTTGGCTGCTGATGCACCGAATGTGTATCCTTCTTGGTGGAATGTTGACCAGTTCACTGTGGGAAAGACATGGGGTGATGTATTCTTTGAGGTGTTATGGAATGGCTGGGTTGTCCCACCAACACCATTGTATAGTAATGGCGGATTACCTGAGCGTGGACATACGGTAAGTTGCTCTCAGACATACATGGGTAACAACCTGTTTGATCGCTACAACCTAATGACCGAGCTTGCTGTCCTCACAAAACATGCCGCTGGATGTAGTGTTGATTTGTCCGAATGGCCTTGTGAGGGTCAGGCTCTGCCGCGTGGTGGTCGATCAGAAGGTATCATGCCAATTGTTCGTGACATTCTCACAACAATGAATGAGGTGGCACAGACCAACCGTCGTGGCAGCACAGCGTATAGTGTGAATGCAAGACATGGCGATTACTACAAGGTTCTTGAGGAGCTTTATCACAATCCTGAAAGCAACAATGTTGGAATCATCCACGATGATCAAGAGATCAAAGACATCTGGATTAACAAAGAGCCTAGTGCGGTAAAGCGTTTCGCTAAACTTGCAGAGGTTAAAAAAGCTCGTGGTAAAGGCTATATAACCAAGATTGACCACATCAATCGAAAACTTGCTGAACCATTCAAAAGGCTGGGTATGACAGCAAAGGCATCCAACCTCTGCCAAGAGGTTATGTTGCCAGTGGACGCTGACCACACCTACTCATGTGTTCTTTTGAACTACAACTTACACAAGATGGATGAGTGGCCTGAGCATTTAGTATTCATTGGTCAGGTGATGTCTGATTGCAACATTACACAGTACCTTCGAGCATTGGATAATGTCAGTGAAAATGACAAGAAGGTGTTGCAGAAGATCAAACGATTCACTGAGAAGTTTCGTGCGCTAGGTAGTGGTGTTATGGGGCTTGCGAGTTGGTTTCAGAAGAAGTCAATTGTGTGGGGTAGTTTGGATAGCTTCTATGAGAATGGTCGCATCTTCAAGCATCTAAACAAGCAATCCCTTGAAGCATCCAAATGGCTTGCTGAGGTGTTGGGCGAGCCAGAGGGATGCAAAGGTTTTGGTATCCGCAATGCAACCCGCCTGTCACTACCACCTACGAAATCCACTGCTGAGCTTTGTTACGGTGTGAGTGAGGGGATCAACCCTGATGCTGCGCTTGTGTTCACCAAGATGTCCTCCGGTGGTGAGGTGTTCAGGATTGTACCTGAATTGCTCAAATTGATGAAAGAGCGGAATGTCTATAATGACGATGTTCTGCAATCAATCAATGAACACAAGGGTAGTGTGCAGCATGTTGACTGGCTAGATGAACATGAGAAGAAAGTTTTTAGAACGGCTTTTGAGATTGATCAACACGCAATTGTGAGGTTGGCAAGTCAGCGACAGAAAGAGGTTGATCAAGGGCAGTCCTTAAACTTCTATTTTGCTGGTAATGCAACACCAGAATACCAGTTGTCTGTTTACCGCGAAGCAATGCTTGATGATGAGATTTTAACAGTCTATTACAGCTACAGCACTCGTGGTGGCGACTTCAAACAACCTGAACCATGTGAGGTCTGCACCTAATCTGGTGTGGCGCAACCAAAGGAGCAACACAATGGAAAACCAACACCGCAAGATCACAGGCTACCGTGAGCTTTCCCAAGAGGAAATCAACACAATGAATGCAATCAAAAGCCAAGGACAAGCTCTTGATGCTCTTGTGACAATGATTTCTGGAATTGAGAATGTTGACGGACGATGGCTTGACATCGGAACAACACAGCTACAACAAGGCTTAATGGCTCTGACAAGGGCTGTTGCACAACCTACGACATTCTAAACTAAAGGCTGCCTTCGGGTGGCCTTTTTATTTGCCTAAAATAATGCAAAATTTATCAGAAGGTGTATTGACACCAACCTCTATTTTCGTAATAATGACCTCAAACCAAACAGGAGATGTGCCATGAGTTTTCAAGTAAACAAACCGGTGAATGCCACGGTGTTTAACCCGCTAGGCTTACCAAACTTTCGTCAGGGGGTTGAGGTTTCCGTGTGGCGTGGGGCTACATCTGTAAATAAATTACTTTGCAAAAGTAATGGTATGACAGCAGAGATCCCAACATGGAAGATTCTGCCACAGATGTCTGGGTTGCGCTCAAGATACTTGGTTAGTAGTGATGTACCTGCACCATTAGCCTACAATCATATTGTAGTTACTGACTGCCGACATGAGCAGTTTGGTAAGGTCGGGAAGATTGTAAACCGATTCTCGAAGGATAGTTTTGATGTGATCATGTTTGCGGATGAGTCGCGCTACACTTTCAAGACTGGTCAATACAGTACGATCCGTGACAGAGATCGACTATTTGATTACGATGTATTCAAGAATGAAAGGTCAGACATTTATGTTGATCTGGATGCGGATACACCGAAAGAAGATTTGGGCGAGGTTGTTCAGGAAGACCTGATTGATGAGCAGCCTGTGAGGAAGCAAGTTGAGCTGGATGAGCCTGTTACATACAAGATTCAGTATGTAACATCTGATGGGGAGTCATTTAACACCATCTTTGAGGTTAATCAGTACATTGACGAGCAGAACAAACAGCGACTGCGCCAAAAGAAAATGGTGTTACTCAAAGCCATGGCTCAAGAGGTGGGGCTTGAGTTTGAGGTGGATGGGTCATCAATCATCCTGAAATAAGACAGAGCAGCCTTCGGGCTGCTTTTCTTTTATGTGAAAATAAATATAAATAATCCTTGTTTCATTGTTGACAACCAATACAGCTTCCACTACTATGAGAAACACAACGAGGTGTTGTATTTGGAGAGGTGAAATGACTGACCAAGCAAATAAAGCTGTGATGGAATCGGTGATTGAGTGGTGTGATAGTGTTCTCAGTGACATTGAGAATGTTGAGTATCGCAATGCTGGCGTATGTAAACATGTTTGGCAGATCACAGAAGGTCTTGATGATCTACCATCATATTCTGCAATCCAGCGTATCATCAGAGCTTGGCCTGAACGTGGGACATCTAGTGTGTTTCCTGTAGAAGGTGAGGAAGTGTACATGCCAAACAAAGACAAGTGGGTGGGTGAAATTGGAGCTAAGCGTTTACGCCTAGTAAAACATATTCGTGATGCGTTGTTGGGAGAAGTGGTATGAAGATTGAGCGTGGTGTGATGGTGATGAAGGGCGGGAAGGCTTGGGGTAAAACTTGGGATGATGGGTATTCAACATCTTATGGTTGGGTGTGCGCAGAGGATGCCCCGATACACGACCCCACATCTTGCAAGAAACCGACAGATGTCACATACAAGGGTAGCCACTACACAGCGGAGCTAAACACTGGTAAGTTGGTGATGGTTGAGCGTCGCACAGAGGTAGTTGTGTTGGAGAATCTTCAATGAACTTCGATGATCTGAAAATCGGAATGCTTGTATGGCAAGGACATAACCCATGTAAGGATTATGTTGTCCACAGTCTTGACAAATTAGATGAGATGGTGGGGTTGCGTGAAGTGGGTTGGGATGGTAAGATAGTTGAACGAATTGGGCTGAAATGGGTTAGTCCAGATCGGCTAATGAAAGCAAATGTTTTGGATGAATAGGGGGAGAGCAGTATGAAATCAATGTTGTTAGGTGTGTTGTTGGTGGTGTCAGCATGTGCAGATGCAAAATCATCCTCGTCTTCTAGTCGTAGCACAAGTTACAAGAGCAGCAGCCATAAAAGCTCAAGCTCTACACGAACTTCTGTTCGACCAAAGACTAAGACACAGGTGGTGAGTGTTCGTCAGATAACATCTCGTTGTTCTGGTATACAAGCCCCATTCGTTGAATATGATCGTAGTGATCGTGAGTGGGAATATGAGTGTCCAACAGGGCGTAAGATGAATCGTTTTGGTCGGTGTGAGTGCAAATGAAATGATGCTTGATACGATTGTAACCGCGCCACTTGAGCGCAAGATCGCAACACTAGAATCTTGTGTTGTTGACCTTGAGGCTAAGCTGGAATACATGAAGGTTCTTGCTGCTGCCGATGGACAGCGTATTGCTGAACTTGAACAAGAGGTGAGTGGCTTGCGCTCAAAATGCAACGATTTTGATGGTGATGGTTTTCGGGAGTATGATTGAAATGAAGAAGGTGTTTATTGAAATCACTAACGAGGTTAGTGTCGCTGACGCGGTACTCCACCTTGAGGGTCTTGGTTATGAACAAGTGTGGCCGAAAGATTTTACACCAGAAGGCATGGCTACTACTATCACAGGCGACAGCGAGGGAGAAATTGGCTGGTGTAAAGATCGTAGCTGGGCTTCTGATCATGGCTACGAACGTATTGAACTTCCGACAACCAAACACAAGCACTACGACCTGATTGTCAAGTGGGCTGCTGATCCAAGTCAGAAGGTTTGGTACTACAATGGTAGTGGATGGTTCTTGTCAGTGATCGAACCTGTGTGGAATCCTGATTACACTTATCACATCGGTGACACACCACCAAAGAAACAAATCAAGATTGGTGGTGTCTGGATTGATGAGCCTGTGCGAGAGCCTCTGTCTCAGCGACAAGAGTATTACACCACAATTATCACTTATGATAACTTGTTCATGAAATCTCGTTGGGATGGTGGAAATGTGGATCTTGTGCGACTAAAACGTGGCCTAGTCCACTTGACAAAAGAAGCAGCAATAGCTCATGCTAAAGCTCTTATTGCATTGACGGGAGAATGTGAATGAGGGCTAGGTGGGAGATCCATTCTCTCGGTGTGATGCACTCAGGGTATGTCGATGTGGATGATGAGCTTGATGAAGATGGTATCCAATCCGTCCTGCAAGAGGCTATGGTGGACTACATTGAAGGTTGCTTGAATGGGTTTGATGAAATGGTGATGGTGATGAGGATGATGCAATGACAGAGACAATCTGCCGATACAAGGTGTGTGTAGGTTATCACAAAGGCAAGACAGGGTGGTGTGACGCTGACTACTCAAATGATATGGGGTATTGGCTTCGCCTGTTCCTTGTGGATGGGAGCAGGATGTGGTGGAAATCTAGTGAGCTTAAATTGATTGGAGAGGAAGATTATGCCGATGATGCCTGATTGGAGGGTGTGGTACATGATAGCATTGTGCCTAGCTTGTTGTTTTATTCTTTGGTGGGATGGCTTTATTGAGGTGATGTTATGGTGAGGAAGTATGTTTTTGAGCGGGCGTTGGTTTGGTGCAACACTGTCTTGGAATACAAACAGGTGCGTAGCCCAGAACAAGGGATATGCAAAAACCTAGAGCGTCATCTTGCCAGAGATCCAAATATTGATAGGGATGATGTTGTGGGGTTCATCCATAATTTTCTGTTGGTTTGTTTTCCGTCTTGGACGGGGTATTCTGGCGATGTTGCATACCCAATCGGTGGTGAGATTGAGTGGGTCACTACTACAGACAAGTGGCGTGGAGAATCATTAAGACTACGCCTTGACCTTGTAAGGCATATCCGTGATTGTGCTGTCAAAGCACTGGAGAATGGCATATGAATGATCGAAATCTAATCCCGAGAATCGGTGGTCATCATGCTGGGATTCCGTATAAGGTGGCGGAGGGCAGTGAACAGCCACCTCTGAGATTGACATATGAGGTGTGGGAAAGTATTGTGCTATTCGGTGCTTCGGCAAAGGAGAAGCAAGTCCACCACTACACACTCAAGACCACTGTTCGATGGGATGATCAAATTAACTTCCGTTATGAACAGGAATACGTCTATGCTGGACGCTGGCCACCAAAGAAAACAGATGTCGCATAAACAGAAAAGCCACCCCAAGAGGTGGCTTCTTCATTTCTGACACATCAACAACTAGGATGCCAGCTTCTCAACATCGGAGCTACCCAATCCACCTCCCACAACATAGCCTTGACAACCTTGCTAAGACCAACCACACCACGAAGGCTTTTCCTTTCAGCAACTACTAATAGAAAGCCTGTTGAAATGGCTGTCAACAAAATGGCATAGACAATCGGTGTCAGAGCTTGACGAAGGGCAATTGAGCAGCCTGATTCAATGGCTACTGTAATGGCAACTGTCTGATGCTCAACCTCCTCTCGACTGTGGTATAGCCAAAGATCCTTAGCTTGCCCCAAGAGCCTATCCTGTAGCTCTCGATCATGCAGCAACACATCAGCTAATGATGCTGTGAGGTGCTCTAGGATCACTGTGATCTGTAGGTTGACTGATCGTGGCAAATGCTTGCTAGCAAGACGCAGGGGCTTCGCTATGGCCTTCTCAATCAGCTTTGGCATATTACCATCAATACCAGAAAGTTGGCGATGTAACCTACTGTGGTTCATCTCCTGCTTGGAAAACTCATTGATCATTTCTTTGAGGTAGGGTAGGTCTTTCCTGTAGGCTTGGACAGATCTGCAAAAGAAACTTTCGCCTTCATCGAATAATGCTCCTAAATTCTGGTAAAAGCAGGTCTCTAGGGCTGTTGTTGCGTAGTCACGGGGGATCTTGTCAAACTTGATGTTTGGTGGTGTTAGGGTCTTCATTGAGCATTTCCTGTATTTGCATTCTGATTATTGTAATACAAAAAGCCCATAACACAAGAGCATTATGAGCCAATTTTATAGCATGATGTGACAACGCAGGATTTATCCTGCCCTATTGAGGGGAAAGGATTGAACCATCAAGCAGCCCATCAAGGATTGCTTCTACATGAGATTCTAGCATTACCAACTGTTGCAAGCAAGCCACATCTTCTGTCAAATGACTGTAGGCCAATATCTGTTGGAAGATGTAATTGCATTGGTCAATTGCAATGTCATACAAGCATCCCTGAATGATCCGATCAAGGGAAGCGATGCTTTCCCCGACGCGGTTGATGATTGCCGTACTTTCCATTAGTCATGTTCCTCTGTGCGGATCTTCTCTTGTTGGATTACTGTTAGGTCATCAAGAACAAAGATAAACCATGCAGGGACATATGCCCGTAGGCTAAATGGTTGGCGAAGCGTACCATCTTCCATGTACTCCCACATCTGAATGCAATTTTGTGTCAGGCAACCTTCTGCAATTGAAGCAACCCCATCAACATCATATTCAACCTGAAATTCATAGACGAATTGTTCATCGTCATAATTTACAGCCACTGTTACGTCTGTTCCATTGCCATCAATGTAGTATTGTGGGGCAATCATTGCGCTGATTGGGCTTTTGCCCTGAGCTTTACACCGCTGATGAGCTTTCTCACACAAGCTCAATTGCTCATATGCAACGTATTCACGATCACCAAAGACATTCTGGAATGTGAAATAATAGCAGCGTTTCTGTGTGTTCATGGTGAAGCTCCTGTGTGGACAGATGTCCGTTTCGATAGAGCTATCTTAGGGTGGATGGGGGTAGGGTGTCAACACCTTTGATGGGTTTTTAGAAATAAAAAAAAACAGCCCGAAGGCTGTTAGTTGGTGTAGAGTGGAGTGGAAATGTCGTCAATAGCGTCTCGGATGGATCGGAAAGGCTTTCCTCCCAGACCTCTGGCTCTTGCCTCAGCTTCCATTGTGTCGAGGGTCTTGAGGTATTGCAGCACCACACTTGGAATCTCTTTGCCATCTTTCAGCAAGCTCCACACTCGATGGTCTGGTAGCACAGGTCGTGTGAACATGTAGTCTGGTCGGATGTAATTCATCCTAGCAAAGCGTTTGGATTGGATGAATAGGAACACCAACTTTTCAGTGTCTAATCCAGACAGCTTTTGCTTATAGAAAACATCCGCCACATCTTTACGTTCAACACCAAGAAGTTCTGCAACAACAGACAGGGATATGTCAAAGTTGTTCCTGATGCACCCAATCATCTTGGCTTGTGTTGCTATGCTCATTGGTTTGTTCATAGCTTCCTCTCCAAGATTCTAACAAACCCACGCTCACCTACTTCCCCCACCTTAATGTCACAAGCAGAAGCAATGTAGTATTTCCCACAATTAGACAAGACAGGCTCATCTTTATGTAGCTTAACATTTCCACAAACATCCAATGTAGCCCACCCAAAACAGAGAGGGGCATTGTCAAAGATATGTCGATTGAATGTGTTCATTTCATATCTCCGGCGGATGTGTTTCCTTGAAGCTCTTTGATGTATTCATACAGGCAATCGATCTCATCCCAGTGTTTTTCATTACAGTGCTTGGCTGCCTCAGCGTAGTCATCAAACTCCTGTTCGTAACGACCAAACAATTCACGCACAACCCAAGTGCTTCGCTCAATCCGCTCAATGGTGTATTTCATTCTGTAGTCCCATCCATTCTGTTAATCCACTCAAGAAGTGTGGATTTCACGTTTGCATTTCGTTCTGTAAAATCCCTACGAGCCTGCTCAACCATTGCTTCTGAAATCTCGCTGTTTGGAATCCTGACAATAGTTGCAACCTCAATGTAACCACACATTGGTAGCCTATCTGTCCAGAATACAGAAGCATCAACAGCATCTTTGATTGCTTCGTCCATTGTGGATCGTTCGTCTTGCATGATCCCCGTGTCCCATGCCTTGTATTTCATTTCTCAGCCCTCAATTCTTCCAACTCTTGCTCCAGCTTTTCAACCTTACATTCAAGCTCAAAACATTTGTCCTCAAATTCTCCAGCCTTATCTTCCCAGTAATCCTTATCGGATTCCATTTCATCGAGGTCTTCCCGCAACATCTGTTGAGCGGTTGCTTCCTGTTCTAAAGCATCTTCCAATTCCTCAAATTTCTGAGCGATGCTGTCAAGCAATAGCCCAAACTCATATTGGCAATCTGGGTGGGCTGATATTGCATCCAAGAGCTTGATAGGCTCTGATGTCAGCATAGCCCAAGAAGCGATGGTTGATAGTGTGAACATGGCTTTCTCCAAAACGATTTGATAGGCGGATACTAACTAATGCCGCAGTGTATTGTCAACACCATTTCACCACACTTCTCTAAAATAGTTAGACTCGTACCACTCACTAAAAATACCACCAAGCCTGTAGAAGTTTCTTCCTTGTAGGTGGCGACGCTCAACCACCTCATATTTCTTACCAACAATTAGTTTGTCATACCAACCATCACCACCACCCCCATAAACCACTTTGGTGGTGATGTTGCTTAAAGATAACACTTCTGCAAATGCAGTATTCTCAAAAGAAATGCGGTAGGGTTTTCCTTTATGGAATACAGATGCAAAGAGGATGCCTTCAAATGGGTAGAGATCTGCGCCAACAACAATTTCTCCGTACAATGGATGTCCTTCCTTAACAACCATGATTGTGTCACCACGACCAAAGCCATTGGTGAGGGTCGGCTCTAAATCTTCGGGGTCATACCAGTTGAGTGACCTTTCTGTTCTTACGCCAACAGCAAGACTATCAACCCCGTCAATAATTGATAGGGCTGAAATGTGTCCATCTTGTTGTGTCGCGCTCACTGTCACACAAAGGCCAACAACAATCAAATCACGATTCATTTCTCTCTCCATTAACAAGAACAGCCCCAATTGTAAGGGCTGTTGTGTGGGGTTGTCAAGTATTAAGAACAGAAAATCACGGGGTGATTTCCCAATTCATCAAAGACTCATAAACGGCTGGCCTCAAGACATCTTTGTATTGATTGGCTACAGCTTTGATGTATGCTTCCTTTGCTGTCTTGTATGCCATTGATGTTTGTTCCACACTTGGGTATTGACCAACAGTGGTAAGTTTTCCACCAACTCTGATATGCCCCTGAAATGAGTTGTCTCTCCTGTTGTAGCTTACCCCATTGGGCAGCCCATTGTGGAGGTCATCGCAGCCTACAATCAATGAGTTGATTGCTTGCGGTACTAATGCACATGTTTCTGCGGAATATAGTTTTCTGCCACGCCCAAGAATGTCTTTGTCAAGTTCAAGACCATAAGGCTTGCCGGAATACTCAACCTCTCCGTTTATCCACTGCAAAAAGCTGGCAAATGAAAGCCAATCATCCGAACATGTAACATCCAAATATCTCGGATACTTTGCCTTGAACCCATTGTTAAAGCACCTGTGAAGCATCGACAGCCACAACACATATTGCCAACAGTTTTTTCCCTCATCGACCCATATTTTGAAGTTGACATCGTTATAACCATGACCCTGAACTGTCGGTGGAACAACCCTACGCTCAACACTCACCAACTGATCAATCTCAGCCTGACTAAGTTTTAACTTCTTCATAACCCCTCCAACCATTCTCTCAAGAGTTTTTCCATCCTACTACTAAAAATGCAAACGTGCATCACTTCCCCATTACGGATACACCCACGCCATAGCCACTGAATCATCTCTGACAATGCAAACACATCTGTCTTGACGGGACAATCCCAATCTTGTAGGTAGGATGCCACAGCAACATTAGTATGCCGATTATAACAATGCATCATATGTGTAACATGTGCGTGGTCGTTTGTCGCCCTTGTTGATGCAGCAAGCCAGCAGGGAAGTCCATTAGGCTTGATTGTATAACCAACAGGCTTAATCTTCTCACTCTTTGCGGCAGATGCACAAGACCTGTATTTAGGGAACGTGTACAACACATTTTCCGATGACACGCCCCAATTCCGGCATGCCCTCAATATGGCGTTCTTAACCACATTCAGATCACCTTTCATCGGATTCATGTACCACGAATAGGTGAGCTTGTTCCGAAGATTGAAATTCTTAGGTGGTGGGGTGACCACTAATAGCTCACGCATCTTGTCGCCACAAATCCTCTGTAGTGCCAAAGGCTCTGCAAATGGGATGCTTGTAAACCCTTTGAGCTTGAGGAAGCTGTCTAGGATGTTACCCTCAAACAAATAGGTGAGGATGATTACACGCTTCGCACTCTCAAGCAGCTTTGATGGTAGTTGTACAGTGAGCATGGTGTCACTACGCTTGGTTGTGTACAAACACCCACTATTGCACATCTGACGCAATCGGTAGTATTTATGAGAAGGACAGGCCACCTCAACAGACTGATTCACCCATTCAACCATGCCATCATTCTCACCGATCTTGATGAAGCCTTCTTTGATCAACCACTTTAAATCCTCAATTGAATAATCATTGAATGCTTCAATCAGACCAATTTCCTCATCCACCACGACAATGTAATCGTGTTGTTGAATGGCTTCAAAATGCTCATCAGTCATCAGTTTGTATAGGCTGTGTGTGCATGACACATTAGCACCAGCTTTCAGAAGCTCAAGCATAGCACCACTCTTACCTTCACCACTATCTTCTGGTGAATGGAACTCAACATTTCTGACAGCCTGATGCAGTCTACCACCACTCTCAACCTCACTCAATAATGGTGACACATAGATATACCTCTGGTGGTAGTTGGCATCAATCCACTTGATGATGCTGCTGCTCTTACCAGACCCCATGATGCTATCAACAATCTCAACAACCTTTCCCATACCAACCTCTCAACCTGATTTGGGGCATATCATACACAACTACAGAGCATGGTATTGTTTCTTTATGTAACCGAAATCAACCACAGCTAACTGGTGAAATTATTACTGGAAATGTTTAGATCATTTAGGACTCTATCTATAAGCAAAAAGGTAGAAAACTTTATACATTCAATAAGTTACACAACAGAACGTAAAGCGTTTCTTTTACCTAATACACCAATATACCATATATGTCATGTTGACATGACGGACAATTACACACAAGAAGATAGTAACAATGTTGTGTTGACACAACAGAAGTAATGGCTGGGTTAAGGGGACGCAGTCGCCCTTGCTGGGCGGCCAGTGCCGATTCTGTTTAAACATTCAAAAAGAAAACTAAAATCTTTTCCTGCCCTACAGGACTACTACTATGTGTCACCACATGAGAGATAACATTGTTGTGTTCCACAACAGCATGGTCATGTTGTAGGGCATGTTGGTCATGTGTACAGGCAATGCCTGTGATTAAAAGCAAGAGCAAAAGATCTTTTTTATTATTAAACAAGCCTACTGTAATAACACAACAGGTATGTGTGGTCATGTGCCATGACAGAGGTGTTATCACCTTAGTGTCCCACTAAGAGATGGTCTGTTGTGTTGTCCCAAACGCAAGGCATTTGGGTGTAGTGTTACTACCATGATGTACCATCATGTGATAAAGAATTGTGTAAACACAATGTAAACGATGAAATCTTGTGTGAATCAAGACGTGTCATATACATGACACAAGAGAATGTCCTTATGTGTTTGTTTCTTCTATGATGTTCCATCATGAGTTAGGTGGTTGTTTTTGTGTGTCACAAAATTGTGTTGGTGATGTTGTTGCTCGGCAACAGAGGTGGTGTCATTCTGACAGGATGTTGTCACTGTTGTGTTCCACAACGCTGGTAGTGATTGCAGCTTCGCTGCCTTCTTGTTGCCACCTAGAAGCAAGCTTCTGTGTTTCTGTTATTGTTGTAAGCTGTTGTTCTGTGGGGAATGAGGGTAGTGGGGATGGAAATCTTGTGGGGGTGTGGGGTCTGTGGGAATGCTGTTCTTCTGTGGTAGTGCGGTTCTTTTTGGTGTGGATCTTATTTTGTTATTGTTAGTTCTGTTATTGCCATTTAGTTCTTGACAAATCCCATAAAGATTTACAATGGAGCATGTACAGGTGTTGACTGTTGTTGTTTGTTCTGGTAGAGTGGTGGTTTAAATCTGGAGAGTTGTTATGGGTAAGTTGAAGTTGTCACAACAGGAAATTGACCAGTTGGTGCTGGTGGAGCGAGTGGAGAGGAAATCTACAGTGTGTGGCGTTGGAGTTGTTGATGTGGTATTTCAACCCTCAATTAGAGGGAAAGTTATCTGGCAATACGAGCTATGGAAGGGTGTTTTGAGGAGATGTTGCTCGGAAAAACTTAAAGCAAATCGACCTCACTATCGGGAGGCATCTATTTGTACGGATTGGCTGTCTTTTGCAACGTTTTTCGAATGGGTCAATCTGGAGGTTGGGTACAAAGGAAAGCCTGTTGGGATGGAATTGGATAAAGACATTCTCGTTAAGGGAAATAAGGTTTATTCACCGACTACCTGCTGTTTTGTCCCATCACGGATCAATAAGCTATTGACCGACAGAAGATCACATCGTGGTCAATATCCTATTGGTGTAACGTTCAATAAAACAGGTGGTCGCCTAGCGGCATCCTTAAATTGTAATGGTGTGGATGTATTTCTAGGTTTGCATGATACACCAGAGGCTGCTTTCTTAGCCTACAAGACAGCAAAAGAGTCTTATGTTAAGGAAGTCGCAAATGAATACCGACATGCCCTCACATCAGAAGCATACACCGCACTGATGTCTTGGGAGGTGGATATTTCTGCTTAGCCAAACAAAAGGCAAAGATAAAACAGGGCGGGGGTGGTTGTTGAACATGGCATCTTTTACTTGTCATCAATATTAACCATCCACCGCCCCATTTACAAGTTGTTGCTCTGGTAGTGGTGATCTGTGTACCAATGCGCTTTGTCAAACCCGCCCACCTATATCTATGGTTGGGAAGTTACAGTTTTCTGATGTAAACTCCCATCAAACAGAAACGCACTGTCTCGCGATGGTTTATTGTAGGAAGGCTGTAGTGTATTCTCAGAATAAGCCAGACATTGGTTGTGATTATTTATGTCAATAAAATAAAAACATCCTGTGGTCTTTGAGAATTTCTGTAAAAATTTTATACCCCGAGCAAAAAAAGTTTTCAGCCCTATATAGGAATTCCCTAGTCTTTACAATCTAAATCCTTTTTGAGAATTGCTCTCATTTCGTTTTAAATCATATCTACCGTTTATCTGGTTTTTCTGCCGTTCATCACCTGCCTATTGCTTTTGATGCTGGTTGTGGTATAATCGACCACTTTTGAGATACCACAGCTAACAACTTTTAGCAATGGCTTTCCTGACAAATTACAAAACTTTATTTTTATTTTGTAACTCCTATTGACAAGCCATGCCGATCTGTGGTAGCAGACAAAATCATAAAGTAAAGCAACAATCATGCCAACTATAAACATGGCATGTTCCTTGCATATCATGCAACTTCTATGCCAATCTCAATATTGGCACGTCTATTGCATGGCCTAGAATTCTGGCATGAACATTGCATATATGCAATCAGTGTGCCAATGTCTAAGAATCTGGTTTGTCAACTATTTGCCGACGAAATGAGTATGATCCGATGAACGGCATAAAACAAGCTATTTTCGCCACTTGTCGGAAAATAAAGATATTGGTATTGACTTTCTAAGTTGGCATGTATTGTGCATATGTTCTATCGAGCTTGCTCGAATATCATAGTGATTGTTGTTTGTCAATCTTTTTCTGATGAGTGGTAAATAACAGGCTCGTCCGGTGATTGTCTCCACCGAGTGCCAGTGCTGTCGCTAATATAGCTCGTCCGAGGGACGCTGTCAACATGTTTAAGAAATAAAAACCGCCAATAATGGCGGCTAGTGTAGTCTGGTGATTCTAGGCTTTTTCATAATAAACAAAATTCTCTAAGTCGATACCAAAGCTGGTTACAATCACGCCGGACTCCAAGGCGCGTATATCGGTATAACCGGCAATTTTCCGACCGTCTTCTAGTGTAAAGATAAACCGGCTAGAAGGTTTTGTGTTGTCACTTGTGGCCTTTACAATCCGAACGACCTTCATTTTAACGCCTTTTTTGATTGAGCTGTTGCCAGTGAATTTTTTGGCACAGCTCCAGCCATATGGCTTATTGCCGACAAATACAGGGGCAGACACTTCAGCTTTGCAGCAAGAACATAGGATGGTGGACATTGCAGTCACTCCAAAAAAGATACACCGGATCTGGTGCGTTAAGGCCACTATATAAGACTAATGTGCATCATGCAACTATTTGCCGACGAACGGCAACCGAGGGACAAACAAAACCGGATAAATCAGGCCGGAACATAGTCCTATATGCTCCCCATTTGCCGTATACGCTTTTTAAATGCAATCGGGTAGGGTAGCCCCATGATCAGGCTAAACAGGCGTATAACGCAAAATAGGAAGGACAATAAACAGGCTAGAAATGTTCTAAATCTTTTTGCTTAATAGTGTTGACAAGCATATTCAGATGGATAATAATGGCTTCAACAGAGGCGGACTGTCCCGCTCAATTTTGAATCAGGAGTTACACCATGGCCACTATCGTGCGTATCGTTAAAACATCTTTGTGGACTGCTTATATTGTTGCTGGTAAAGTGACATTGGCTAAAGATGCAAAAACTGGCCGCTTCATTAAGCGTAACCTTGTACAGATGTTCATCGACACATTAGCCGCTCAAGCTGTTTTGAGTGTACGTGGTTACAATAACAGCTTTAATGCCATTGCTAAAAAAGTGCTTAACGTGCCTAGCTTCTTTAGTGACAAACTTTGTGTACTGTTGTTCACCAGCAACACTCTAACAGATAGCGAGATGCGGTCGGTAGTGCGTGACTGTCAAAACGCTGGTTACTATACGGACATGATTGCCGCATAACGTTTCACGTGAAACATCATAGCCTGTCACGTCTAACAGGCTAGACACAAAGATACAAATATCTTATTGCCTTATCATGTGAATCATGGTAGGGCTTTTTCGTCTATTTGTCAGCCTTTCCATTAGACGTGTTTGGTGTTTGTCTCCCCAGTCATGCCGTGCTGTCCCCACTATAACTAATTTACCTATATTGTGTCAACAATAAGCCGACAAACGGCAACCGAGGGAATCAGCACCGAGACGGGTAGCCCCAGCTATAAGCCAGTAGCCCCAGAACGCTCTGGTTTGCGTTATACGCCGTTCTATTCGAGTCTGGTACAAACATACAGGCATATAGGCTGGAAAGCCGTATACGACAATTTAGCTTTTTGAACAAATAATTGTTGACAATGTACTACCTGTATGCTACGCGCATACGCGCATACAAATAAGACAAAACATAGCATCGAAAATAAATGCAAATAATTTAATAAAACGCTTGCATCATGTTTTTGTTTTGGATATAGTGGCTCTACCGGCTAGAGACGATCTAGTGGGCAGTTAGACAAGGCAACAGACTAGCCTAAATAGTCGATTTTGAATACAGGTGCAATTATGGCATTTTTAACAGTTAAACATTCAATCAGCAAGGCACAAGACACCTGCGGCTACAATCGTGTAACTCTGATTGATCAATCAACGGGCAAGCGTTATACATGTGTCGGTGGTGGATACGATATGCTAGGCACGTGCCTAGGTCAGTATTTGCAAGCTAATCACCAAGTGGAGTTGCTTGGTTTAGTTTGTCGTGCAAAGCAAGCGGTGACATTTGATGCTGAATCAAACCGCTATCGGTTTACTGATAACCCTGTTAGTAGTGCGCTTTATGGCTTAACCTACAATGCAAAGCTTAACGCTATGCAATTGGACGGAGGCTGCGGTTTTGAATGTATGGTACGGATAGCGCGTGCAGCCGGTTTGACGGTGAATCTTCACCACGACAAGAAAGGCCGTTTGATCAATCTTTTTGTGGGGTGAATCATGCAGCTTGTCGGTTATGTATGCATCACAAGCAAAGGTCGATATAAGTATGATCGGCAATCAATGGAAAAAGCTTGTCGGCAATATGGCAAGTCTGGTTTATATGAATCTGATTGTTTGTGGATTATTAAAGTCTGGAACAATCAGGGTAAGAGTGGCGGTTATTGTTACAAACCAGTCTATCGCTAGAATGAAACATAGGCAAGCTATCACGCCTCAAGTGATAGCATTTTTAAGGAGGGACATATAATGTCCAACATGGCACAACCGAAGGTAATTGAGCTAACGCTCGACGATGTAGGGTACAATGGCGTAACCAAGCGTGACGTGGGCAAGCTGATGCTAGTATGGCCTAATGGTTGTACAGACATTATTAGCAAGTATGAGCCGATTAATCGTAATTGGCTAGGACATGTGATTTATGAGAATGGCGGGCGTTATTCACACCACCACAAAAATGATGATGGCGATTTAGTGTTTTACTGTGACATACTACCGGATAATGTTGCTGCATTATTCCCGCAAGCCATTGTTATAAGCCGTGGCGATTATGTCAGATCTAAGCTGGTATTTCCCAAAAATACTAGGCTCAAGACACTACGCACAACATACAAGGGGGTAAGATTGTATGCCTAAGCTATGGTTATATCGCTACCCTTGCGGCAAGATTGGCTACTTTATTGGGATTCACAAGGTGGCCACAAAAGTTACTGGTAAGCTCGACAAGCGCAACAAATATGTCATGTTGAATTGTCACCGTTATCAAATAGGCGGTTGGATCAATGGGTAACCTCCTAGCCTTTTTGTTTTGGTTGTCCCTTTTTTCTTTAATGTTTTGGAGTGTTTAAGATGGATTATCTAACGAATCAGGAGCTTGCTGCATTTAATGCAAGCCAGAAAGTAGTACAAGCCGGATCTGTTGCCTTTAATGGCTATGTATTCACAGGGTACGATGCACGAGCCTACAATGCTTATTTGTATGACTTAAGCAAAGAACGCCACAAGCCGACAAGGGATTTTCTGCTTGATCAACGTCACCGTCTTTTTTGCTTAATCATTGGCATGGTAGGAGTGTAAAACATGGCTACACAATTTAGCGTAAGACGCAATGTATACTACGCAGGCATGTTAGAATCATCGGACATTGTAGCGTCTGGTTTTGAATCGTACACAATGGCTGACTATGCATGCTACACTATTGCAAACAACAGCCAATGTCTGTTAGAGTTTAAAGGTTGCCATATTGTTTTTAGTGTGGTGTGAAGGCTGCACCCACCCCCACGATTCACAAGGCAAGCGTATAGCCTTTTTAATATGCGCATTTTTGGTGTGCTGGTGTTTATAGGTTTGAACGCACAAGCATGGGTAAGGTCTACCGTGTGCAAGTGGGATTCTTTGAGTTGAGACAGCACCCAATACAGGACATTTACTAACACAATCAATTAAGCCCCTTTACTGGGGCTTTTTTACGTCTATGCAAAAGCAATGCCAACTTTAAATGTCAAGTATTATTTGAAAAATGGCCTATGCCTCTAAATGCGCATAGAATCGCGTATACGCGCTTGTTTGCCTTTCTGGTACAAGTGGGTTAGAACATTCCCAGAGGGGCATTAGAGGCGAAATTACCGTTCATCGGGAAAACTTGACATTCTAAAAAATACATGGGTGAGAATTATGTTCTAATTGTCCGACGAACGGTAGTTGTGTCTAAAGCCACAATGTAGCATAATAGCTTCACCAAGACGGCAAACGGTGCTTAGTCTGGTAATAGTGAGTGAGACGAAATGGCAAAGTTAGCGAAGGTAGTAACCAGCAAAATGATCATTTGGGCAAACAATGGCAAGGCTATGCTTGCAAAATGCGCCAAGTCTGGTAAATGGATCAAGTTAGATGATGCACAATGGCTGCTGGACAATTTAGCACTATTGGCTTGTAAAGCCTTTAGTAAATCAGCAAGCGTGACACAATCAACACAAGCGGCTATTGAGTTTGACAAGACAGTGGCATTTTTTGGTGTGGTCGGTATTTGGTCGAATGTTCGTGGATGCAACCAGCCCACTGCATATCTAGCCAAACTAGCACTGACTAGCAATTAATGAGATGCACAATGGACAAGACAAAAGCAGCAATCAAATACGATGTTTTAAACTTGAATTACCTTGTCAATGCATTAGATAGTGGTGCGATGGACAAACCAGAAGGAGTTGTTTAATGGAAAGCCAAGCTGTTGAGATGTTAAAACTGCTAATGCTAGCCCTTGATCGCGGTCATGGTGAAGTATGGCAAGTGAGATGTACAGAGGAATACCAGAGGGTTGAACAGTGGATGCTAGACAATATAGAAGATGACTAACAAGTTCCACGCGGAACAATTGCCGCCGATCATGGCGGCTTTTGTTTGCCCGCTGTTTACTATGTTCCACGTGAAACAATGGCGGCATAGGGTCAGGCGGCTAGGCGGGCTATTGTCCGACAATAATGCCGGTTAATCGACCAGCTCGACCCAATGCCGTAGAATCGCACAGAATCGCTTGTATGGCGTTTCATGGTCAAGGCATCGAATCAGGCTAGTGGCGGCTATGGGGCGGTATAGCGTGCATCCTACGATATTACATAATGTGGTTTGAAGGGGTGCGTCAGGGGTGCGCCGTGATAAACAGTAGAATAGATAGATTTCAAAAACTACATAAAGTGACAGCCCCATAGACAGGTACTACGTCAGCACCTCAACACACCCAACACACCCCTCAGGACGCCGCTTCTTCATGTAGCTCTTGAGAGCCTTAATGCCATCTTCTGACAACTTTTCTTTTATCTCCCAACCACAGCCATTACGCACAACAACAGAGTTGCCATCATTGTGGCAAATGAATAAAGCCCCATCTTTCCACACAACACTATTCACAATCACCCTCGATATTTTCCTCAAATGAAATAGCCCCTCAAATGAAAAGAGGGGTATTCCAAAAATAATTTTTACCAAATTTGATAACATGGAAACATTTAATTGTTTAAATTAAATATCACCAATAGCATCCAAATCCTCATTCACATTGTTGACGCTTGCTGTCAGCAGATTCAACAACACAGGGTCAATCATCATTGCACCCCAATCAACTTTCAACCCATACCTACCGCCACATTTAATGGTTGAGAAAGATTTGGGTGACGTACTGGACGCAATAGGCAAGCCAAATTTGTTCTCAGAAATCTTGTCAAAACCAAGCTCATTCAACTGTCGGACATACCGAGAGGATAATATTGAATTATTCATACATCCCTCTCCATCTCATACTGCCTGTTAAGCTCATCCACTGTAGAGCAGATAAGACGTAGTTGGTCGTAGCAGAATCTGGTTGAGCTAGTCTGTGGGTTGGCACACCACTCACCCCATTCTGGGTCAAAACAGAATTCCGCCACCCTCAATGCTGATACGTCTGTCTTTTGTTGTAAACACCAACCACTACCCCTTTCCTCAATCCACATGTCATACTTCTTAAACTCTTTGTTGAGCCACTTCTTTGCGTGAAACACTTTCATCGAAATTCCACCCCGTTCAACATGCTGATAATCAAGATTGCCGCCATTAACAATGCGATACAAGAAGCTGTCTGCAACCTACCAAAATGGTAGCATGTCACAGATGCCCCTGCAAGCATATAGATAACATTCGTAATAAATTCCATCACAATTCTCCGTAACACCTGTTGGATCTTTCAATAATAGCTTTCTTGCGAGTGGCCAACTCAGTGCGCTTCCTGTCACTGTACGAATCAACCACGTCGCATACCTTCTGAACATCCACTTGCGTAAGACCAGACAAGTGATGCTGGATTATCACCTCTTTGCAACCAAGCAATATTGTCATATTGCTAATACAGTCGTATGTCAACATCTCACACCCAAGAATGTACCACTTATCTTCAGTAAGCACCTCCATTAAACCCTCTAGCTTTTTCACCCAACGCTTTCCTTCTGTTCAAAATCTGGTTGATGTAGAGCGTAGTCAATGAAGCATTTCAGCACAGCTTCTACGGGACAATTGCTCAACCCCATGTACACTTTTTGGCAATCTGCCATCCAACGCTTCTCAAACAGGTTGTTGACACTAATCTTGTAGTCAAACACCAGATCAAACACCATCTCGTGATGTCCACGTCGCCACACAGGATATTTGTTTCCAGTGATACGCTCATATTCACTACACGCTTTGTTCAAGAGCTTTTCAAACTGCAATGAATCAGACATGTTGATAGCTCCTAGAAAGATAGTTGAGTGTGTCGGCGTAGAGGGAAAGCACAGATGGAATCATAAAATACCTATCAGCACCTTCATCTGCTGCAATCCAAACATCGCCACACCTCGCAAATGAGAAAACACAGGTCATACTGTCAATCTCAAATACACCAACACTATCCTCGCTCATCTCAATCAATCTTAGAGCATGCTCTTTATAACGTAGCAACATCTCACCACTAAACTTAAAATAATTGTACATCACAAACCCCCCGCATCAACAGATGTCCACCTGCGCCACTTTCCACCAAAATAGGAAGCACCATTCTCTAAATCCTCCACCCACACGTCAACGTGGTTAGCACCCCCGCCAAATATCTCCCAGAGTCCATCCTCTATTTGCTCTGATGTGCCCGTCTCAATCCATTGGTATTCCTCACCATCTCGCACCACCTCAAACAGCCAAGTCTTATGATCATCAGACATCAGCATTCTCCATTTCAACAGCATCCACCTGAAGGCTATACCACTCACGAAAAGAGCTATGATCACTCTCATCATAGTAAGCGTTCTTGGCGTAGAATGTCCCACCTGTGTAAGCAGCCAAAACAATGCCTGTTGTCTTGGGGTGACAGAGCTTGCGAAGAAGCTCTAGCTTTTGTTTGAATGTTGGCTTGTCTTTCGTCACTAGCACAGGGCGGGAATGTGTATGACATTCCCATGTGTCCCCTGATGTTGCCACAAATGATGTTACATAAACAGAAGGCATGTTATTCTCCAATACACACAAGCTCAAAATGAACATCAGCCCATTTCTGACCCCTGCTCACTTCCCAAGACATATCTCTAACAAACCGCACAGCCACAAACCCCTGACCATCAAGACACAGTGACACATCAAACAAGACATCTTCAATGCTTGGTTTCGTGTCGTAAGTTTGCCATGCAAATTTGTCACTTCTTGGGACTAAGACCCCCTTCCCCCACACACGAAGCTCGTGCTTTGTCATAATCACCCCTCACGCTTAGTTAGCTCATCCCAACCCACCACTACACCAAACACAGCTTCTGTCAGAGTGGATGTCTCAAAAGAGAAACCCCTGTATTTCGCAACCCATAAATCAGGCTCACTGAAATAACTAACACCAACCTTCAGTGAGTTAATCATATGCGCCGCAAGATGCAATGGCTGTAGCTCATCAGTGTATGGCAACACAACAGGAGCTAGACGCTTGTAAGTCTGTAGAGCCATCTTGTGGTTTTTCATACTGCCCTCCTCCTGAACCCAACTACCCCAAAGCTTACCGTAATAAGCTCTGTTGCACTAATCACTACTGTTGACATCTTAATCTCCAAGCCTCTGTTGAATCACTTGTAACAACATACGCAACCCTGTGTCATCAAGGTGAATGTCTGCGCTGTTCTCGCCACTTCCGTAATCCTGAGAAACCCTTAGATTCCAACCAATGTCATCTTTTACAATACTCACCCAACCCTCAAGCCCAACACCATGAGAATAAATCCCGTATTCTGTCTTTCGGGTCTCGCACTCAGGTGGATGGGTCACTGTAGCAAGTTTTGCAGCATACAGCCACTTCTGAACATCTTGCTCACTCCACTTTTCCATGATCAGACCCTACTATCCCGTACTAGATACTTGCCCTTCCCCAACAACTGGTCACACGTCTGCTGGGCATAACTACGATCATGTGTAGACATCCAAAGATCATGTCCTGCCGCACTACGGACATAATAGCGAGCATTACGCTTGTTGTCATTCAGGTTGATGAAGATGTTGTTGAATGTGATTTCGCCTTTGCCTTCGATCAATGCACGATTGATGTCTTGCTCGTTGGTTGTTGCCAATGCTTTCATGCTGTTTCCTCTGTAGATTCGATTACCGTCTGTTGCATTGTATTCAATGCTTCAAGACATGGCTTAATGTACTTGATGCTTGCCTCTGTGTCAACATTTAAATACGCTTGATCATACTGAAATCCATATGAGCCATCTTGTTGACCAATGAAGCGTCCAATTACGGGCTGGTGTGGTTGTGAGCCGTCTGTAAGACATAGCTTTTCTGTGTCCAGTCCAATTGCTGTTCCACGAACAGCTTTCAGGATAGCTGCGTGAGCTTTTGGGCTAATTTCCATCATTCACCTCAATAAATTTTGCCTTTTCTAAATCTTCGCAAACAACAGCATTCATTGCGTTCAGAAGACGGCAGATGTCAATCAGGTCACTGTAGCGGTAATCACTATCACTACATACTGGCTTGGCATGAAACTCGCCACAATAAATTCCGATTTCCCAACATGCTCGATTATAGCCATTCTCAGGAAAGTGAATCTCCAAGAACATCTTATCTCTGTCGAAATCAACTTCCCAACCACTTACGCAACGCTCAATCGTTTCAGCAGACAGCCTATCATAAACAGACCGAATGTAGCTGACTCCGCTGCTAGTTTCAATTTCCATAAACACTGTCCCCATTCAGTAGTTTCAATGTGCGATACACAAGCCCGAAGTAATGCTGGTGTTGAAAACCACCATTACCAGCCCTGTCCCATACACCCCATTCGTACCCATCGTGCAAGATCTCAATGGAGCAACTTCCGCCATAATTCAAACCAATGACGATCTGCTGTTTATCCCAATCAAATTTGTGGCTTACGTTCCACCACTCAGACCAAATGGATTCTATTTGCTGCTCCAGCTCTAGCTTTGTCATTGTGATATCAGTCACTGTCAACCTCCGATCATACCATTCAAGACAAGCCATGCGCTTGCAGCCACAAGAGGTACTTGTCCGTTTCCAAGAGCTTTAAGTCTGTCCACCCTGAAGGCCACCCCATCAGATACTCGAAGTTGTTCGGGGTAGGTTTCCCAAACGCCGTTACGAAGTTCCTGCAACTCTTGTGTTTCTGCATACTCGGTGCTGCGAAGTTTGCAATAGTCGTCGGTGTATGCAAGAAGCCAAAATCTGTCCCGTTCATGGTCTGCACCAACGTCTTTCGCTGAAAGTTTTGTATGCAGACACCTGTAACCCTCTTGCTCAAGGTCTTTCTTTGCCAATAGTATGGCTTTCTCGGATACGTTTTCAGCAAAGACTGCTCTAGGGCATACCTCTCGGACAACCCTGTACATTTCTGCCCAAAGGTCTTTTGAAGCAATGTTTCTACCTCTTGCCGCAGCAGAGAATGCTTGACAGGGGAATCCTCCAGAAACCAAGTCCACAGTTCCTTTCCAAGCCCTTCCATCAAACGTACAGATGTCGTCCCATATCGGGAAACTTCCAATTGAGCTTCGTTCGTTTTGCCGTTGAATGAGAACTTCGATGCAGTATTGATCTCGTTCCACAGCGCAAACAATGTTGTGTCCGAGGATATTACTTGCAAGTATTCCTCCACCACAACCCGCGAAAAGTGCCAACTCATTCATACATCCTCCAAAACAATACTACCGCCCGCATACTCATTATAGCCTAGCGAGTTGACAATTATAGTGTGACGACCCTTTCCTACCACAAAAGCCGTCAAACCGTTAATTACGCTTGCCGTCTTTCCAAGCATTGAGTAACCACCCTTCAACCTTGACTCAACAACACATCTTTGCTCATTACTGATAAAAACCAAACCCTCAAGCATCACTACCCCCAATCCATTCAACAAACCCAAGATCATAAAGCTGTTTCTCTGTTGCAAGCTGCAAAATCACCTTCCTGTAACGCTCTGCATTGTCCAACCACTTCCCACCCTCACGGATAGACTCTCGGTAGTTGAATGTTACATCTGCAATCTTAACAACCCTTGCTCGTTGGCTGCCGTATCTGTCAATGATATCAATATATTCCTGATAGCGAGCTTTACCAAGATCATTAGTGAGCATCAGTATGTCGTCAGCAATATCCCACTTGAATAGGCCACAGAGGGTCTTGTAGGTCATGTTGGTGTCCTCGCAATTATCATGACACAATGCCACAATGTGCGTACCTTCCTCCTGAACACCAAGCTCATGTTGCAAGATCCCCAAAACACCAAGAATATGGTGATGGAAATAGTCCTTGTCACCATATTTCTGACCAGCGTGTAGACGCTTTGAAAGCTCATACGCAAATGTTGCATCGTTCATAAAGCATTCCTCCGTTTCTGTTGAAGCCATTATTGACCAAACAAAACAGCATGTCAACATATTTCTTTTATTCAGACAAATAAAAAGGGAAGCTGCAATTAAGCGGCTTCCCTTCTTCTTAGCTCAACAACTTTGGTGGAACAACATCAGAGTCGTCCTGTGCTGCACGTTTCTCAAGACGCTCAATAACCTCGCTACCAAGCATCCAAAACTCCTTCCCACAGAAGAATTGCTCAAGCTCTTTGTCTGACAAGAAGCCAGAATAGATGTCTGTCATCAATTTCTTGTGTGCGTGAGTTTCGAACTCTACATAAGCAGCTAGGTCAGATGCCTTGCCACCAACACCCCAAGAGCTTTGTTCATGAATCATGAAGCGAGCATTCTCACACACTGTATGGCTATGACAACTCAAGAACAATGCACTACCACCAGACATAGCTGTAGACATCAATGTCCCATGCACATGAGCTTCTGTCATCGCCATCGCATTCAGGATAGCAATAGTTGTGTCTACGCTACCACCATTGGTTGCAAACACAATCTCAATGAAATCCCCTTGCCCAGCATCAGCCAAGAAATCAAGAAGCTCTCGATACTCACTGACATCGCCAATGTCCCCATCCAAGCGGTAGCGAGCCTGCACCTTTGAATGCTCTGTCATTGTTAGAGCAGAGGCTTTCTCTGGCACATTTCCTTCCATCAGGAAGTCTAGGTCGAGGGCATTGCGCTTTGGCAATGCTTCACGCTTAGGTGATAGTTTACGCTTCATTTGCTTCATTCCGCCCCCACAACACGACCTTCTGAATTGATCGTGATATTGAAATAGTTTTGAATGCCACCTTCCCACTTTTGGAAATCGGCAGCATCCACACCACATCTACCAGAACCCCGCTCTAACAGGGCGTTATTCAACACATTGCCGATAACAACACCAGCTTCAATTTTGCCAAGTTTGTCGCAAACAAAAGCATAACTGTCTGGTGAGTGGTCAATAAGCACACGCTTCATATATTTGCAGGATGTACAATTTAGCACTACTGCCACCCCTCTTTGTTGTATGCAATCACAAAGTCTTTGGTAATGCCACTACGGACAATATCCTCTTCACCAAACTCAACAACTCCAGCATCACGAATCTCGTGCTTCTGTAAGATGTCGCACAAGAAGGTGAGTCCATCCTTACCATTCTTCACGTCATTCTGTTTTGCATCACCCATACAAACCAATGTGCAGTTTTCACCAATGCGTGTTGTGATAGCCTGAATCTCGGTAATCTCACAACTTTGGCATTCATCAACCAAGACAACAGCATTCTTGAATGATCGACCACGAATAACCTCTAGTGGAACAATCTCAATCCTACCATCCTCAAGCATGATGTCCACTGTAGCGGATGACAACGCTTCCCGAAGATAACCTAACATTGGCAGAAGGAATGGTGTGATCTTCTCAACCAAGTTACCACTGTTAAACCCCATAGTCTTGATTGAAGCATATGGGCGTGTCAGCACCAACTTCTCAATCTTACCTGCCAACAGTAGACGAGCAGCCCACTGACATGCAACGTAGCTCTTGCCAGTTCCGGCAGATCCAGATGCCACAACAACACTAAGCTGTTCGAGCATGTGCAGGTAGAGCTTCTGATTATTGGTCTTTGGCTTGATAGGCTCAACAGCCTTCTGTTGCCGCTCTTGCTCCCATTTATTCTTGGGAACATGTGGAGATGTGCCTTCTAGTTTACGAGCTTTGATGCTGCTATTCCTTTCGTAACGCCGAGCCTGATTACTCATGTTGAAGCCCTTCCTGTACTGCTATCGACAAGGACAAATTTAGGGAAAGGGCATTCAAGCCCCGTCCCGTATATTTCAAACCAACCGTGCATGTTGAATGTCTGTTTGGCTAAGTCACGCTCAACCACCTTCCAGTCATCATCAACACGGCACAGGACAAACCCAATGACATAAGCCCTTCCATTGCGAATAGGGAATGCTTCAACGATGTGGTCATTCCATGATAAGCCTTCCATTTCATGTGCAAATTGCTTGTCACATTCCACACCATACATAAGCATAGCTGCCATCTCATTTGTCCTGTTGTGTTATTTGCTGCTAGACGAATCCAAGCCCCTCGTTCATTCTGAGTCTACCTGAGCTTTGGTTCGACGTTTTGGGGCTGGTTTTTCCTGCTGTTCACCTACCGTGATGCCTGCCGTTACATCATCATGTTTTGGTAGTTCATCCTGAGCAAGCTGTCCAACGCCCACACCAACAACGGCATCAAGCTCAGGTTCTTGCTCAGAATCGGGCTTCGACACTTTGGTCATCGTAGCAAAGAACATACCAGCCACTTGCTTCGGGTAGGTCTTGATGTCATTCAAGAGGATGCTGTAGCCTTCGCCAATGTGATCCTCAATCTGCTCAAGAAACTTGGCAAGGCTATGGTGCTTGATGATCTTTGATTCAATGACAAATGGCATTGCTTTAGGGTCGGTCATGTGTGTTGCTCCTATGTTTGATTGCCTAATGTTACATTACAATCCTGTGTTGTCAAACAGAATGTTGTGTTGGTTGTGTAATGGCAGACCCACTAAAGTCTACTCATCCCCATTTTAAGCCCAACAACCTTCTTGTCAAACATGCGATGTAGGTCATGCCAGATGTCAAACAGCTCATCAATACGACTGCTGCTAAAATCATTCACATTGCAATCACACCAACCAAGATGCCCAATGTAATCTAGTGGCAAAATGACAAGCATCTCATCGTAGTCTGCACCATCATAAGGAATAATCGCCCTCACTTTCTCATGGAAATGCACATGATCCCAAATGTCATCATAATCAACATCCATGATCTTGCAGAAATCTTCCACTGTACAACCAACACCAACCACAGCTTCATAACTATAGCTCATGACAACTTCCCCGCTTTGATCCAAAAGACACGCCCTTCTTCAATCATCTGCTTGTGCCAACCAGCACCACGACCCCACTTGTTAAAGTCATCCACACCAAGAGCAACCAAAGCAGCTACAGAATCTTCTTTCGTAGGCTCTCGGTCAAGATAGACTGTATGATACTCGGTGTAGAAGTCGTCATTAGAGTGACCACCCCATTTCTGCTCGCAAAACACCCAGATCGTCATGACGTAAGCTCCTGCTTATATGTTGTCAAACTCAGAACAGCCTTATCCCCAGTGTAGTGGGTGTAGACGTGATCTTCCCCGTTGATCAGTTTGGTCGCATATTCCAAACGATCTTCACCCAATGACATAAGCCCAAGCGGATTGTATTTAAACCACTGCTCAATAACATCAAGCTCTTTAATACGGCTCAAAGGCTCTTTAGTCACACAGACAATATCCACTTGTCGGTCTAACATCACATAAGGACGCTCGTATGCTTCCTCATCAAACACAGTCATCTCAATGACGTGTACATACACACGGTCTGTCATTTCTCAACCCTCAAGCTCATAAACAAAATCAATTACATCCTCCCAATTGCCAACAAGCTCTAGGTAGCCCCCGACATAAACACTGTGATCACCACTTTGACAAAGACCCACCTCAATACAACGCTCACCGAACATTGCCCGATATGACCTGTAATAACCAGACATATCGTATGTTTGCTCAAAACCCACCCCTTTCAGGAAACTCTCAAGCTCTTGCAGATGGTCATTCATCACATTCCCCGTCAAACAGATCACTTAGTCCAGCTTTATCCAACACAGCCCGACACCACTTGGCAGAAATAAGACATTGCTCGTCCGCATCTGGACTTTTAACCTTTTGAAATACTTCATACATCTTATCCAGCAAATAGTTGGTTGTAATGATAGCCGCTTCACGATCACCCAACCTACTCATGAACCTCTCTTTAACAACTTCATAGCTCATCATTTACCCTCCTTAAACAGATCACGCAAACCAAGCAAAACACTATACACACGATCCTTCATCTCAAGCACCTGCTCTTTTGCTGGCTTCTTGTACAAACCATCTGTCTTGAATGGAACACCTAACACAATTGTTTCCAAACTTCCAGTGTAGGAGGTCTCCTCAATTGCCCATATCGCACCAGCCTTACAACTGATGGTGCGTATATCGTCCGCCCGAATGTACATCTCAGATGAGACAGGAAGGTTTTCACTACGGATTTCGACACTTGGCTGGGCATACACCTTCCTGAAAGACCCGTCAGAGCTTTTGTATTTCCACCCCGACATAACAACACGACCACCCTCAACAAAAGAATGGTGGGTGAAGTTTCCAGCCAGCACAGACAACCAGATGTTGTACTTATGACTGTGTGGTGCAACATCCCCAAATTCAATATCTTTTGTTGCAATAAAGAATCTTGTTAAACAGCCATCATCTGCTTTCTTCACCACCAAGCTAAACACGCCATCAACATGGCAGTCCATCAAAGACATGTTCAGAGCTTCGTCTGTAGCCCCTTCAACAGCGTCAATCAGCAGGTTTAGGTTTAACATCACACACCACTCGTAACATAGAAATCGTTTTTAGACAGGGTGCGCCCAATCCGACCGTCATTGAAATAGAAGATCGCACCACCACCCCAATTATACAAACCAGCTTTGTCACTAAATGCACAATCGCCGTAGTGGGTGGGCAGCGAGCTTGATTCATCATCCCACTCAACAGACCAACGCTCGCCACAACATTCGCACCACTCAGAGTTTTCAATGATTGCATCTTCGACCATGCTGACAGCTTCTTTATGGGTCTTGGCCTGTACAAACACAAAATCATCCACTTGGTTGTTACGGATAAAATAACCACCACTGTTGTTCTGGTGAAAACACCACCATTGCAAACCATCAGACTTGGTTAGTTCTTTAAACTCTAAAGCATTCATCATCTCTCTCCGTTAAAAGCAATCTTGCTTGGTAAAGCCATATTCCCACACATCAGACAGAATGTAAAGCATTTCTTTCATGTTTTTACAAAGAGAATGGCTTCAAAAGAAGCCTTCCCAACTGATGACAGGCATTTCATTGTCCACACACTCAGAAACGTATTCTGAGGGCAATTGCTTGTCAAAAACACAAGGGGCTTCAATAGTCCCGTCATCTTGTTCCCATCCATCCCAACATGTTGTCGGCATGTTCTTGTCAGCAGAAGGCTCTTTCACAGGGACATCCGCAACAGGGCTGTCAACAAACACAATGCCAAGATTTTCTGATGCCATTCTGTATGACAATGGGTTGCTAACAACAAATTCGTCATTAAGCCAACGTTCAAACAGCTTGCGCATTCTTGGGGCTAAGATAGCCACAGTCATTGGTTCACCCTTACGGATACACCCACGCCACAACCACTGCACTAGCTGAGATAGCGCATAATGATCACGATCAACCGACACCCCCATGTCCGTCAAATAAGCATCCACAGCACTGTTGGGGTGGACATCTAAAGCATAGACCATCACTTTCTTGTGGGCATACTCATTGGTAGCCCGACACTTCGGATAAATCCATGTTTCCCGACCCTCCTTATGCACCTTTCCGTTTGGCTTAATCAACCTGTTTTTCAATTCACCACGCCTAATTACAAATTCTTTTGGTAGTGAGAACCCACAATCCGCAGCATCATATGGTCGAAATATGTTTGACAAAGTTCGCTCAACAGCCTGTATATCAGGCGACTTCATGTTTTTCCAAGATGTCTGTGTCAAGGACAACTTGTCATATGGTTTGTAGTAGGATTTTGACACAGGCTCAATCAGGTGAGCCACACTACTAGGCAACACATCAGGAACGTCAACACCTGTAAACTCTATCCACTCAACACCATGTAAAGACAAGAACTGCTCAAGCAAACTACCCTTAAACATGTAGCTCATAATGATGACACGTCTAGCACACATCAAAACATCAACAGGCAGACAAGACACCACAAAGCCATTATATCGCTTGGAACTATACAACAAACCTTTCCCACACATCTCCTTGACCTCCGTGTACATGACCTTCTGTACAGTGGAAGCATCATGAAATGTCAACCTGCCATTTGTGTCATCACGCGACAAGTGACCATTGTCAAACAACCAAAGCATATCTCTAGGTGGGACATCTCGGAAGGCTTCAATCAAACTCACTTCTTCATCCAACACGATGGTATAGCCGAGTTGCTGAATCAACTTCCAATGACGTTCATCACAAGTTTTCAACAGAGCATGTGTTGTAGCAATGTTTTCCCTTCCAGACAACAATAACAACATGTCCTCTGCCTTAGAGGATCGCCATTTATCACCATCTTTAAACACCAACCGCTCTGGACACTTAACAGCAAGGTCTGGCCTTACAGCATTGATCCTTTCTTCTGCTTCACTGAGCAATGGGGTGACAAAGATAAATCGCATCTCTGGTTTTAGCCACTGTAAAATGGCATTAGTCTTACCAGCACCCATCATCCTGTCTAACACTTCAACTTTCACACAACAGCCCTCGACCTAAATGGACAACAAATGTACTATTGAAGCTCTGTTTTGTCAAGCTCAGTTTTGTATGAAAAATGAGGTGTTGTCAAAAACCAACACTTTGTCCTGTAAGTTATTGATCCGGTACAAGATTTCTGGCTAAGCCTATAAGAGTCAAACCAATATAATATGATAGATAAGATGAATATGATCACCCACTACAGTCTGCTCTATGCCTGCTTCGCAAACGTACATAATCTGCTACAGTCAACTGATTTAGACAAATATTTAGTCCAACTGAAATAACGCTTTTGTCTTTTGCTCTTAATCTTTTTACATGACCACTGTTGGATAAATCCAACCATGCACACCATAAGGTTAAAAGCAAAAGATCTTTTTTATTATTAAAAAAACACCCTCTACAGCTTACGTCAACAGAACCAGCTTATAAATCCGATTTCTGTTGACATTGGCTTTTGTTGTGTTTGTTTTTGCAACTTGTTGCCATGTGACCCAATTGATCTCACGGAACACAGAGCCGCTATTAGCAATTATTTATTTCATTTAATTACTTGTGTTGGTTTAGGTGTTTCAACCACATGTTAATTGCTGCTAGAGCATCAAGACTGAGTAGGTGTGTACCACAATCTACATACCTCCAACTATCCTCAGACACCAACCGACCTAAGTAGTGGTTCAACTCTACATCCCACACCCTACCAAGACTATCGACACAACATCTACCGGTCGGCTTACACTTCCTGAAATCACTCATCACATTTCTCCTCAACACACTCAGTCATAAAATACCAAACACATGTTGCTTCACCCCATTGATTACCAACCGAGTGAGGTTTGGTGTGGTCAAACACATGTACATCACCACTTCTCAAATACCAACTCTGTGCTTCTTCTTTAGGGAATCCTGTTGCTGCAAATGTCAAACCTTTTGCAACCTTTGGAAACCACACTAAAGATAAGAACACATTACCACCCCATACAGGGTCTGTGTGCTGCATCACATAACGATTCATCCTCCCACCTATTGCTGGGGCTTGTCCGCCATCATGCCAACGATAACCAAGCTGATCTACCAATCTGTTTATTTCGTCAGGCCAACCAACAGACAAATCGTACATTTGAAAGATGTCGTTGTTCTGTGTTTCAGCCAACCTTGTCAGCACACCTCTTTTTGGTAGGACATTTCCGATCAACATTTAAACACTCCACAAATCATTTCGATGCCCCATCCTACCACAACCCCACCTTGTGTCAATTGTTTATTTAAAACAATTCATAAGACCCTCTGATAAGAATTGTTGTTTGTATGTACAGTATGGTTGACAAATCAACTTTAGCATGTACTATCTGTTGCATCAACACACTTAGCACACCACCTCAAGGAAAGTCAATGCCGGTAGCCCTATCCACCCAATCATATTCACACACATTTGAAGCTCAGCTAGAGAGCATCTTGTCTCAGTATAATGAGATTATGGAATCGGATGTATCACCATTCACTCTGTCCAATCACAGCTACAACTTCATGTACCTTGCCGATAAGGTGTATGTGGCAATTAGCCAAGATCTTGTATCTAAATCATACAACCCATTACAGCCAATTGAGCTGTACGAGCTGACCAATGGTGAAGCATTCCTTTTGTCTGTGATTGTCCGTAACATCAACCTGTCTCTTGCAGCAGGTGGTAATTCTGGGTCAATTACGTTGAGGTTTATTCCAAATGGGGCTGTTGAGTCTGTTGATGGTGAACTTCAACGTTTTGTCTACAATGGCACAAATGTCGAAACAGTTGAGGTTGGAGGCAACTTAGTCAACGTCCCAGTCTGGCAAGCAGACATTCCACAAACCTTCCGCCAAGGCGACTATTTGTTGCGTTTCAAGATGCCGACACTATCCTCTGGGGCAAGCGTTAACATCTATTTCACAGACAGTCTTGTCCCAAGCGTGGTCTCACCCCCAGCAGGTATCAGCTATGTTTTGATTGAGCTGCGCCAGACGGGTGGCAATTCTATTGTAATTGAGGACTTCGTAGTCCCAGAGAACAGTATAAGTGCTGCCCTCCCAGATTATGTGGATAATGAATTGGTTGTGGTGACATTGAGTCCATCTTCCATTCTTGTAGATGGTGGTAACAGTAATGTATCACAAAACATTACACGCAGCTTATTCACACAACCCGTGAATGTTCTTCTGCACGCCATTGCAGAAACCGCAATTACAGTTCCTGCAATTAGCGCACAGATCAGCTACCTCTCAGTGGGATGAGGTGTATAGCTTGCAACTCTCGACTATCTGAGACAGAGATGCGGCGCAAAAACTTTGATGACTTGTGTGGTCGTTGTATAACGGCTTCTCAGGACAACCACACAACATTCAAAGATGCGCAGCTCGCTGTCATCACCACCTATTACTATAGTGATGGGCTAACAAGACCAACCCGTAGCGAATAGCACCTTTGTGCTATTCCTTACACAAAGACAACATATTGTTAATTGACAGACAAAGGTTGTCGTGTATTCTATCCTGCAACAACACATGCAACGCCTAGTGAAGATATGTGAGCTTTGGCTTCTCCTTTGTGCGTACCAGTGCATGTTTATGAGAGACTTGGAGAAGGGCTTTGCCCAAGACACAAGCTGCTGGCAACTGCATAGTGTTGCAATATGATGAATGCGTAGGTTGATACGCTGGGTGTGGTAATTCCGAGAGCCGCTGCACAGAAATGTGTTTACCACTCCAGACCAGTCGCGGGTAAACGATGGTCAAAGCCTGAGATCAACACAGGCCATCATATTATTCTTATGTGCCATGTGTACAACAAGAAACGCTGTCGTTCTGCGGCAGTAGCAATTCCCCACCAAGCCTCTTAACAATGCTCAAATCGCGTGGGCTTTATTGCGGGGTAGCTCAGTTAGTAGAGCCTCGGACTCATAATCCGACTGTCGCTGGTGCGAATCCAGCCCCCGCATCCATATGCGCCAACAACCTCTGCTTCGGTAAGTTGTTGCTCTATTCCAAAAGGACAAAGCATGGGATCTGCCCTACTTTGCCTTTCTCTTGCTATCTACCATGAAGCTCGTGGTGAATCTACCAAAGGTATGTTCGCTGTAGCAGAAGTGGTAATCAATCGAACAGAAGAAATGGAAAAATCCATTTGTGATGTTGTATATCAACCCCATCAGTTTAGCTGGACTAGACGGCACGGACGCAATGTCCCACCTGACAGCGAAGCATGGCGTAAGAGCAAAGAAATTGCCAGCCAATCCCTCAAAACCAAGACCAATTACACAAGCGGCAGCTTGTTCTTCAACACAAGATCAATTGGTGTTCGTTTTGGGAGAAGCAAGAAAGCAGAGATAGGCAACCACATATTCTTTTAATTTATTAAGGAAATTAAATGAACGAGATCAAGGAAATCACACTTCCCCGTATCATCACCACACGCACATTGCAGAAAGAAAGCAATAAGAGCGTGATTCAAGCAATGGAGTTCTTCAAGACTGTTCTTGAGAATCCAGCGAATGACATCAAACATCGCCTAACAGCAGCCAAAGCAATCGTAGACACCAACCTCAAGATTCAAGCACAGCTTATCAAAGAGGAAGCTCACGATCTGAACAAGCGTCTGACTGTGTTGAAAATCAATGCTGTCACAGAAGATCTGGACAAAGCTGATGGTAAGAAACCAGCTTATGTCCCAGCTAACAAAGTCAGCACTGAGATTGACCCAATGTGGGCAGACTACACAGGAACTCAACAGTGAGAGATCAATAGGTGACAATTTCATTTGCACCTGCTTCTCGTAAACAACAAATGATGCTAACGTCCAATGCTGACGTTACAATTGTGGGTGGAGCAGCAGGAAGCGGCAAATCGTACATCAGCATTCTTCGCCACCTTCGCTTCATTGATGACCCCTACTATCGTGGCAACATCATCCGTAAGGATGCAACCATTTTGTCAAGGCAAGGTGGTATGTTCGATGAATGCTTGATTGTGTTTAAAGCGTTTGAACCTCGTGTTAAATACACGAAGCAACCAATGGTGTTTACATTCCCATCCGGTGCAACGGTGAGCTTGACACACTACAACGATGATAAAGCATCTGAGCAATATCGTGGTTTGCAGCTACAAGGCATCTGTTATGACGAATTGACAGAAGCCAAAGAAAACCACATCTTCACCCTTATTTCTCGTATGCGAGCTGTGAGGTCGAAGTACAAAGAGTGGTTTCTTGGGACATGTAACCCACACGTTGACAGTTGGCTCAAAGATTGGGTGTTGTGGTATCTCTATCCAGAGGGTCATGAACTTGCTGGTAGGCCAGACCCAAACAAAGATGGCATCATTCGCTACATCAACAATCTTGGTGGCAAGACAGTATTCACTAACACAAAAGATGAGATGAAGGCTCTTGTGAAAGATTTCACAGGTAGAGAGCCACAGGATCACGAAATCCTATCATTCACTTTTGTTAGCGCAAACATTTACGACAACCCACCCCTTCTCAAGAATGCCCCACAGTATTTGTCAAAGCTACTAGCTCAGCCCCGTGTTGAGCAGGAACGATTGCTACACGGCAATTGGTTTGCACGACAAGAAGCAAGTGGTCGGTTTAAGCGAGAGTGGCTAGGTGAACCCTTACCAGAAGCCAAACGTACAGACATTAAATCCCGTGTTCGTTGTTGGGACTTGGCTGGCAGCCTTCCCGATGAAGTGAACCCCAATCCCGACTGGACAGTTGGTGTGTTGATGTCGAAAGACAAGCATGGTGTATTTTACATCGAAGATGTTGTTCGGTTCAGAGAACGTGTTGGGCAAGTGATTGAGCGCATTGCTCAGGTAGCCCTTGCAGACCAAGAAGAATTTGGCAATGTTCAAGTGTACCTTCCTCAAGAACCAGCACAAGCAGGTATATCTGCCCTCAAGTACAATGTCAGCGTTTTGGCATCCTACGGTATTGGTGCTAGAGGGATCAAGGTTGGTTCAAAGAGCAAGACAACTCGTTTTGAACCTTTCTGTGCATCAGCAGAGGTCGGCAACATTCGCATTGTAAAAGGTGAGTGGAATGACGTGTTCTTTGAGGAACTAGAGTCATTCGACGGCAGCAGGAACAGAAAAGACGATATTGTCGATTCGACAGCCGATTCATTCTCTAGATTAGCAGAACGCAAAGAGCTTCCCAAGTTTAGTCTTGACAACTCACATTTTAGCAATCCCCTTCTATCAAGGTAAACGGAAAAGATATGGCAGATCAGCCCAAACCAATGCCTACACCAACGCTTCCTAGTGAGCTTGGTTACACAGGCTTGCGGCTAACAGCAGGGCAGATTTACGAAGAATCGCGCCGTGATTTAGTGTTTCCGCAATCGCTGTACACATATGACAAGATGAGCCAGAACGTTGCTATTGCAGCGGCATTCAATGCAGTTCATGTGATTGCATCACGCACACCATTCTTCGTAGAGCCATACAGCAGCCAAGATGTCCATGTTAAACGTGCAGAGTTCGTTGAACAATGTATGCACGACATGGAACACAGTTGGTATGACTTCATCCGTGAGGTGATGAGCTTTAACAAATACGGCTTCTCACTACATGAGAAAGTTTTTCGTTATCGCAGGAAAGAACGTGGTAGCAAATATGATGATGGGAAGGTGGGGCTAAGGAAACTACCTATCCGATCACAAGCATCCATTACAGAGTTTGTTCCAGACCCAAGCGGCAGGGACATTGTTGCAGTTAAGCAGCAAGTGAATGTTTTGTCAAGCAGCATTGCTTCAAACAAGACAATCGAACTCCCGATGTCACGTTGTTTACTGTTCCGTGTTGATCCATACAAGGGTAATCCTCAAGGTGTTAGCCCGCTCAACTCATGCTATCAGGCATGGCGCATGTTGCAGAAGTTGCTTGATGCTGAATTGATTGCAACTAGCAAGAACCTGAATGGTCTGATCAAAGGCATTATTCCAGCACAGTTCCTTTCTGATGACGCAAGTCCAGAGGATAAAGCTGTAGCCAAAGCATTCACCACTGGTGTTGTAAATACGCACACAGGTGAACAACAAGGGTTTGTCATCCCATCTGATCGTGATGGGGAAGGTAATCGCCTGTTTGATGTTGAGATCATCAACTCAAGCTCAAGTAACATTACAGCATTATCGGACATCATTCAACGCTACACCAACGAAATTTATCAATGCTTGTTTGCAGACGTATTGCAAATGGGCAGCCAGAAATCTGGGAATTACAACGTAATCGCCACAAAGGAAACAATGCTTGAGCTTCTTGTAGAAGCCAGATTGAAAGAAATTACCGATGTGTTGAATTACAACTTGATTCCCGATCTATTCGCCAAAAACGGCTGGGACACAACTAAATGTCCTAAAGTTTGTTTTGGCTCATTGTCACGTCCTGACTTGTCTACTTGGGCTAAAGCCTTCCAGCAAGTTAAAGCAACCAAAGGTATTGCCCTCACCTCAGCGAATGTCAACTACATTCATGAGATGTTTGGATTCCCTGATCGCGTCCCTGACGACACAACCCAAGAAGAACTGGACAAGTTGCTTGGTGTTGAAAAGATGGAGGACAGCAAGAGTGGTGCTGGTTATGCTAGTGACACGGGTGGCCTGAATGGTACAGCGGATGAAGTCAGTGAAGATGACAACACTGCCAGCAATAAGGAAGCAAAATAATGGCACATGAGCTAATGCGTCTTACGCAAAGGTTATGCAATAAGCCACAACTCATTAGCCAAGCTGCCTTAGCAAGCGTTGTTCATATTCTTGAACAGCGCAATGCTGGCAACTATGACATGAGAGTTACGGATAAGAAAGTAGAGCCACGCTACCCAGCTTACAACAAAGAGAAGAAAGTTGGCCTACTGCAAATTGAAGGTGCGCTCACAAACATTGCCTACGAAGGTATCTGTGGTGAGACAGGTTGCAGCTACGAATCTCTTGTAGCAGACACCAAATACCTGATCGAAGAAGGCGCAAAGACAATTGTGCTAGACATTGACAGTGGTGGTGGTGAGGCCTACGGATGCTTTGAAGCAGCAAACACTGTGCGCCAAATGGCAGACAACAATGGTGTGAAGATTATCACTTACGTTGACGGAATGGCAGCATCAGCAGCATATGCTTGGGCTATCATTGCAGATGAAGTGGTGGCCAATCCAATGGCGGAAGTTGGTAGCATTGGTGTTGTCATGCAGTTGCTAGACACATCGAAGTACCACGAGAATCTAGGCTTGAAGCGTGTGTTTGTGTACGCTGGTGATAGTAAGATTCCTTTTGCCCCAGATGGCAGCTTCACAGAATCATTCCTAGCCGACCTACAAGATGGTGTTGACTTCTTTTATAACGAGTTTATAGAACATGTAGCATTCCATCGCAACATCTCAAAAGAACAAATCATGGGAACACAAGCAAAGGTGTTTCTGCCAAGCAAAGCCGCAGAGCTAGGCTTGATTGATAAAACCATGCTCAAAGAGGAATTTTTAGATTATGTCTTTGCTTGATAGGTTCAACCTGAAATCAAAAAAGATGGCGTTGGATGTGACAGAAGTAGTCAATAGCATTCCAGCAGAATTGTTTACAACCACAGAGGATGCAGAAATGCAAACTGACGAAGCTCAAGCCCAGCTTGTAGCAGACCTCGCAGTTGCCAATGACACTATCGCAGAACTTACTTCTGCTGTAGCTAATCATGAAGCAGCAGCAACCAAAGCTCTGGCAGAACGCGATGAAGCTCTCAAGGCATTATCTGTTTTCCAAGCGGAAGCAAAGCAAACATCACGCAAGGCAGCCCTGACCAAAGTGTTGGCAGAAGATGCAGTTGGTGATATGTACGCAGCAACGGAAGCTCTTGATGATTCAGCATTCTCGCTGATTGTCAGCAATCTTGCAACCAAGCAACAAGTGATTGAACAGTCATTTGAAGAACTGGGTGCGCCAGAAGCAAATGCTCAACCATCCAATTACGAAGATCAACTCAAAGCTGGTGTGCAAGCCCGCTTAGCAAAAAGGAAAACAAAATAATGGCAGTAATCGCAACTCGCGGTGGTGTACGCCTCGGCAACATCCTGCAATGGGAACAAGCCCCACACATTGGCTATAGCCGCAAGACTGTTGTCATTCGTGAAGCAGCCGCAGCAGACTATTTCTTGGGTGACATCCTTGGTCAAGTTACCACTGGTGGCAAGTACAAGAAACTGACTGTTGGTGCAACTGACGGCAGCCAAAACTTCGCTGGTATCTTCATTGGTAGCGACAGCAGCGTCTTTGATCAAGACAAACTAGCTGTTCCAGCCAACACTGACAAAACTGGTGTTGTTCTGTTCCGTGATGCAGCAGTGGGCAAAGCCTATCTGAACTTCCCATCAGGCACTACCGAGCTACAGAAAGCTGCTGTGTATGCCCAAATGGAAGCCGCTGGCATCAAGCTGATCGACCAAGTTAAAGAACAGGAAACCGTATAAATGATTACACGTCAAATTGATAACGTCAACCGTCTAATCGACTGGTCTGATGCAGTTGCCAACATCGACCCAACCTACGGCTGGGCAGCGGGCAGCGGCCTGTTCAACGTCAAGACCACAAGTCAAGACGCAATCATGTTTGAAAAGACTGATTTCAAAACCATTCTTCTGAACCCAACCTCACGCCGTGAGCGCAACACTCAGAAGATGAATGCCCGCTCAAGCAAGATGTATGCGCTACCAATGCCATACTTCAATGTGCAAGAGCATGTCACCCGTGCAGACTTGCAAGGTCACATCCAGAAAGGCACTGAGTCAACCCCAGAAACCGAGCAATCAGCAATCGCTGAGAAGCTGGAAATCATGCGCAATGCGTATGACATGACCCGTGAATACATGTCGCTGTCTGCCATCAAAGGTTTGACTGTTGCACCAAACGGTGATGTTCTGGCTGACATGTTTGCAGAGTTCAACCTGACCCAAGAAGTCATTGAGTGGCCTTTGCTGACCGATCCAGACTTCGACGTTCGCAAAGCCTGTCGTGAACTGAAATCGAAACTGCAACGTGACCTTCGCACAGGTGGTCGTATTCGTGCTGTTGAGGTTGTTGTTGGTGAAGCATTCTTCGATGCTCTGATCAACCACCCACAGGTTGTTGCTGCTCACTATGCTTACGCCATGCCTGATCGCGCCTACTACATGGATGGTGGTTTGACCTTCCAAACCTTCGGTGTTCAGAACGTATTTGAGTTCCAAGGTATTCGCTTCCTGACCTATGATGCCTCGTTCAATCTTCCAAACGAAGATGGCACTTTCACCAACGTGGAAGGTATTGAAGCAGAAGTTGGTCACACCGTTATTCGTGGTGATGGTCTGCAAGATCTGTATCGCGTCTACTACGGTACTAACAACAAACTGTCAGGTGCTAACAGCACTGGTCAAGAGTTGTTCTCGTGGTCTTACCGCGATGACCGCGACACCAGCATTGACCTTGAGTTGGAATTTAGCCACCTCTACTTCTGCACCCAACCACAAGTACAAAAGAAATTGGTTCTGGAAATCTAAGCAACACATCATTGAGGGGCAACACGCCCCTCTTTGTTTTCACAAGCATCACATTTGTTTGTTAAAGCAAAGAGGATATATCATGTACACAGGCGATCCAATCAACAATCCAGTTGATGCAATTAGACTAGAGGTTGGTGACACTGACGCAGATGATGTCTGGCTCACCGATAACGATTACCTCTATTACATTCAGAAATACCCAAACAACACTCGCGCCATTGTGAATGCAGCAGCGCAAGGCATCTTGTTTAAGTTGACACGTTACACTCGCGAAAGAGCAGGACAGATTGACGTTTATGGCGCGGAAGCCTACAAAAACTACAAGGATGCTTTATTGTTAAAGCTGAAAGACTTTTCTTTCAATGGTGTCAGGCCAATCAGCTTCTTTGGTGGTATCAACCGTCAAGAGTCTGCTGACAACTTCCTTGATCCGTCCCTTGTTGATCAGCCTTTCTATCGTGGTCAACAGAATGAGAGTCCTGAGTGGTGGGATAAGCGCAACGTGGATGGTAATGGTCAAACAGTTGAACCACTAGACTATCCAGCATCCAACACAGCAAATTATGATTGGGATGTGATCAATGGGGCGTCGCCATAAGTTAGGTGGTCATGAAGGACAAGAAGTAACACTCGATCTGTCTGGACTCAAGAGCATTCAATTGCAATGCAAGAAACTTGAGCGAAGAACGATTCAATGGGGCTACATTCGCAACCTTAAATACCCACAGAGTGATCTGTACGGAAGGGGTGGATGGAATGTGGCACAAGTTGCTGCAATTCATGAGTTTGGTATTGGTGTAAACAAAAGGCCATTCTTTAGCCAATCCCTTGTTGATGCTCGACAATTCCTGAACAGTGGCTGGATTGAGAAGGTGTTCTTGTCTGCATTGGAGAACACAGAATTTGATGGCATGTTAGATTTTATTGGGCAGGAGCTTTCCAAGACAATCAAGATCGCTATCCTACGACAGAATTTCTACCCTATCAGCCCAGCAACAATCGCCCTGAAAGCATCAAACAACCACAACACTGAAATCCTCCAAGCGACACAGAAGTTGTCTGATTCACCATCACACAAAGTCTTACATCGCAAACTACAATCGGGTGAGAGCAAAGAATGACAGTCGCACCACTAAAAAGAGTTGGTCGTACAACCATTACGGTAGAGCGTGACTCAGGTGGTCAGACTTTAGTGGATGGTTTTGTACAAGATAGCCCAAAGACAATCCTGACAATGATTGCTAACGTACAGCCAGCATTGCAAATGAATCGTATGATCCTGTTACCAGAAGGTGATAGATCAAAGCAAGCAATCTTTGTGATTACGCGCCAAGAACTATTCATGGCAGATGAAGGGTTGACACAGCCAAAGAAGGCAGACGTTATTGTCTGGAAGGGTAAGCGATGGGAAGTCAAGATGGCTTTTCATTATGAGATGGGTGTTAGGGATCACTGCGAAGTGATTGCTGTCAGGGAAGATGACGTATGATTGAAGCATCTTTGATTGCAGCCCTACAAGAGCTAATTAGTCCATACAAATACATCTTTGATTGGCAAGACAGTGTGGAGCAAAAGAGCGTCTATTGTCGTGTAACAATCATTAGCCAATCAGACGTTGGTCATCGTGAAACACCCCTAAGCCTTGCGCCAAGCGAGAATATGATTACACAGCAAAGCGAAACAGCTTTGGTGAGATTACAGTTCTTTGGTGATGTCAAGTCTACAGCCTTCAATGATGCCAAGAAGATGAAAGCATTACTTGGTACACACGAAGGCAACTCATCGTTCTACCGCAACGGAATGGCAATTCAGTCCGTGAACGGAATCATGCGCGTAGGTATTGAGCGAGACACAAAGTGGTATGTCAGCAATGCAATTGACATCACATTGGCCTACAAGTCTACGATTGAAACAACAGGCGTTACGATTGATAAAGTGGAGCTTGAATCATTGCTACCACCAACAAACAAAGAATTTGAGGTAGAGTGGTAATGGCAGAGATCAAAGTAACAGAGCTTCCTATTGCGGCTAATGCCGATCTTGGCACAACAGACTTCTTCCTCATCATTGATGATGGTGTAACAAAGCGCATCCCTCGTGATGCTGTTTATGCTAACATTCAGCCTTTGGTTAAAGGTGACAAGGGTGATGCTGGTGCTACTGGCGCAACAGGTGCGCAAGGGTTGCGTGGCCTACAAGGTATTCAGGGTATCAAAGGTGATACAGGTGCTACGGGTGCAACAGGGTCTGCTGGTGCAACAGGCGCACAAGGTCAGAAAGGTTGGAGTCCAATTCTAGCAACAGCTAGTGATGGTAATCGTCGTGTGCTGCAAGTGGCAGACTGGACTGGTGGACAAGGGACAAAACCAGCAACAGGGTCTTACATTGGGTCAACTGGGTTTGTTGCCAACATCGCAGATGGTGTAGACATTCGTGGTATTCAGGGTGTTAAAGGCGACACTGGTGATACCGGAGCAGCAGGAACAAATGGTGCGGACGGATCTGATGGAAGTGATGCAAGACAGATTGCTGCAATCACACATGAGTCAAACAACGCCATTCGCACAACATTCACAGACACAACATCTGTCGTAAGTGATTCACCAAAGCGTCTGCTTGGTTGGGCAAGTTATCAGGATCAAGTTTATACAAGTCTTGCACCTTTTGCACTTGTTGATGGCATCAAGGCTACCCTACCAAACAACGCAGCAATCACACTAAACACAAGCATACCAACTGGTGTAACAACTCTGTACAATCCACTAACCAGCAAAATCACACCAGCAGCGGTTGGTGATGGAATGCACTTAGTTGTTCGATTTACAGCAGTGCCAAGCGCAGTCAACACCTACCTTTCATTTGGTGTAGATATTGGTGGTGGCTCAGAGATCTTCCAAGACACAATCGTATTACCAAGAGGTGCTGGTACGCCAAACCCCGTAAACATTGGTGTGCAGGGATATGCTTTGAGTACATTCCTAGCCAATGGTGGGTTGATTAAGCTGACAGCAATTGGTGGCAATGTCCAAGTTTATGGGATTGAGTTTCAAGTTCACCGAACTAGCGTTGCATAGTCATGAGAATCTATCGTGACCAAGGGTTTGCTGTAATTGAGAACATTGCAGCCTACAACCTCAATCAATTGCATGTTGAGCTTCTGGGTAATACGATTCGCATTACACAACTGGGAAGCAATCGTGGTGAGATAAGGGTTCACTTCACCACAATCAAAGACGGATTTGGCAACTCAATTGGTGAGACAGCACAGGATGTGTTTGAGTATGTGGAAGATGTTGTGTATGAGGCTGGTGGGAACACTTCCCCGCAAAGCAAGACAACAACCCTCACCCTGACACCACCAGCCTCAAACCAATATACAATTGCCTTGATTGATGATGATGCTATTGCTGGATCTACTTACGATTTCACGCCCCTACCGAACAACGGTGAGCTTGAGTGGAATTGCTTGGTTGTCTATGGTTACAGCCACATTGATGGTTTGATTGATGTCTATGTCCATGCCCCCACAGGCTTGATTGTTGGTGATTACGAATTTAAATATAGGGTGGTTTGATGCCAGTATTAAATGACACAACAGGCGCACCCATTGGTGTAGCCAACAACCCACTTATCGTAAGTGGTGATTTACAGCTTGATTCTGCTGTAGAGATTACAAATGATGTTGGCAACCCAATCCCCGTGAGTGGCAGTGTTAGCATTACCAACCCGTTATTGCAAGGACTGACCAACACAGAGCTTCGCGCTTTTGCTGTTGATGTCACTGTTGGTAACTTTCCAGCTTCCCAGACTGTAGCAGGAACGGTAAGCATTGGCAATTTCCCAAGCACTCAACAGGTGAATGGCACAGTTGAACTAGGTGCTACATCTCTTGCAGCTTTGGAAAACACCTCTGTTACAGTGGGAAATTTTCCAGCCACACAACCCGTGTCTGGAACAGTCAGCATTGCCAACTTCCCAACAACACAAACCGTAAGTGGGTCGGTGAGTGCAACGCAAAGTGGCAGTTGGACAGTAAATCAGTCTGGTGTATGGAACGTCAGTGCATCACAAAGCGGTAGCTGGTCTATTGGCATCAATAACTTCCCAGCCACACAGCAAGTAAGTGGCACTGGCACATTCAACACAACACTGTCCAGTGGTGTTGGCACAGCAGAAGCTACACCATTGTACATCCTACCAAAGCCACTAACTAATGCCATTAGTCAAGTGGGGGCTGCGGCAGCCGCGGTTACAGTGACACTACCAGCAGCAGGTGCGGGTTTATTTCACCACATTGATGCAATCGAGATCACGCTATTTAATAGTGCAGCAAGGACGGGTAGTGCAACACCAGTTACAGTGACAAGCACCAACATGCCAACCTCAATTGCTTGGACATTCCCGTCAGCGGGTGCAATTGGCACAGTTGATAGATATCTCAAGTCATCAGATAGACCGATCAAATCAGCCACAGCAAACACAGCAACAACCATTGTCTGCCCAGCAACCACAGGCGTTATTTGGCGAGTCAATGTGCTTTATAGCGTAGGTGCATGATGAGTAGTTACAGTGGACTCACGTTAGTCACCAACCCATCTTCAATGCTAATTAGCTTAGGTGGTGTTGAACTGAATGACAGCCGCAGGTATATAGATCTTGTTGGTATTGAGCGGGCGAGGGTTCAATTTAAGGCATCTGCTGGCATGACCCTCAGGGTTGACTACAGCAACAATGACGGATCTAGTTGGAACACGCTAATCCCCGAAACATCTTATTTTGGTGGCAACCCATTCATTTGTGATTGGTTGGTAATTCCAGAAGAAGCAAAGCAGAACAATCTATTGATTCGTGCTGTCGGCATTGGTGTCGGACTATTAACCACTATCTCGTATGTTGAGATGAGTTTTGAGTAGAGATCAAAGATGAACCCAATACCAACTCAGATGCCAATCTCTGTAACTGTACAGCGAAGCACAAGCAACATGCCAACTGTAGACATACAACATGTGTGCTGCTTTCTATTTACTGGAAATGGCAGTGACGTGGTTTGCAACAGCCTATCTGATGTGGTCAACGCAGGATTTACATCTGGCAGGGTATATGATTTCTGCCAGATGTTTTTTACAGACAACCGGAACAACACTCTAATTTTAAGACCATGCAGCGATGACTTTTCTGCCTGTGTTGATCGGGATGACTCATTTGGTTTTATCTGTGTAGACAGTAACCAACTTTCAGAAGTAAAGGCTCTGGCAGAAAAGGTAGAGGGTATGCCAAAACTTTTAGTCCTGAATCTTGTTGACTCACCACAAGAAATAAAAACACAGATCGGTCAACTAGAAAACACTGTGGTCAGCACGATCTTCATTCAGTTGTTGTCTTCTGGACTAGAACAACTTCTTGCAACAGAAATACCAGAGGCATTTGAGATATGACAATCCAGTACATAACACCAAAAGACCTGCAAGATAGTGGCAGGGTCGCCACCACAATTCAGGGTGATGAGATCATCCCTATTTACCAAGATGGCAGTGTTGTTGCTGCAACAGTAAACAATCTCACCCAAAACCTCGAAGACACAATCAACGGTTTGGTCAATGGTGTAGCAGCGGCCTATCTTACCTATGCGGAGCTGGATGCGGCAAAAACATCCCTGCCAACCAACAGTTTTGCCCATGTAACCAATGACCCAGATCCAGATAAGAACTGGCTCTACCAATGGAATGGCGTAGTTCTGACAAAGTCAACACGAGATGATGTTGCTCTGGCAAAGTCGTATGTTGATGCGAATAGGCTGTTTAAACCTTTTGTTTTGACAGCAGCAACCAACTTCAATACTCAGATCTCTGAAGGTCGCACAGTATTCCCAACAGATGCAATCGCAAACGGCTCAACAAACAAACCAAGCTCAAGTGCTGGTGTGTTGGATGTCACACTGATAGACACTGGGGTTTTCCAAGAGTACCGAGTTTTCCAGTTTGACCTAGCCTACGAACGTCAAAGACTAACTAATGGCACATGGACAGCTTGGGTACAGTCTGCATCAAAAGATATGGTTGACACATCAGCCCTGAACACATTGCAATCCGCAAGGAATTATGCTGATGCAAACCCTCTGTTTAAGCCAATAATTGTTGCAGCAGGGCAATTCCCAACCATTGATTCT